CCGTGACCGTGCTCGCTTCTGGGCAATCGCAATCGGCATCTAGCAGCGCCTGGAGGTGCGCGATCGTCGCTTCGATCTGACGTCGCGCCTCTGGTGTCATTCTGACCCCACATGGCGATACATAATCCTAGCTGTCGGTTGGACAATGCGTCTAAGCGATGGCGCAAGCTGCCGCCCGGCAGCACGAATTGTGCCGTTGGTTCGCATGACCGCAGTTGCTCAGGAAAGCGGTATTCCTCAGGAATTTGGAAGTGACGAAAGTTTCAAAACCCAGAACAGGTCAGCGAAAGCACGCCCACTGCTCAGCCGATGGCGGCAGCCGGACGTGACTTCGGACGGCCGACCGGAATCCGGTCAGCGGCGGCGCGCGCGCGTCGGGCGGCGCGGCGCAGGCGCCGCCTCGGCGGCCTCCCGCTCGCGCTCCCTCGAGACACGAGCCCGTTCCAGCTCGTTGAGGACGGAGAGTTCGCGGTCCATCGCGGCTATCTGGCGCTCATGGGTGTCGAGGCGGTCGTCGTGCAGTTCCAGCCACTCCTCGTGCTCGTCGATCCGCTTCGTGAGCTTCTCCTCGAGCTTCGTGATCTGGCCGAACGCCGGGTTACCGCGTGGCACATACGGAACTTTGGATCGTCGAGGCACGTCGTCACCTGGCGGGATAGAGCCCGGGCGGCCGCGTAAGGCGCCGCCCGGGCGTGTCGATCAGAACGCGAGATCGTCTTCGGTGGCCGGCGGCACGTCATCGGGCGGCGGCAACGTATCGTTGCCGCTCCACCCGCCATCGTCTGCCGGCGGGGCACTAGGCGCCTGGCGCTCGGCTTTCTTCCCGGCCACTGCCGGGATCCCCTTCAGCGTCGATTTGAGTTGGGCCGAGTATTTCCGAAGCGACGTGGAGTCGAGCGGCTTCTCGAAGGTGAAGCCGCGGGTCGCGGGGTTGACCCACTTCACCTTCGCCCGCGTCTTGCCCTCGTACGTCTCGTGCTCGACGACGATCTGGCACTCGATGTCAGGGTGCTGGTCCGCGAACTTGTCGATGTCGTCCCCGGTGAAGCCGCAGGCGCGCAGAGACTCGAGCGACCGCTCGGCGACGGTCTTCCCGGACTTGCCGGCGGTGTCAGCGAAATACAGGAAGGCCGTGATCTTCTGGCCAGCGCATGGACCGTTTAAGACCTCGAACGACACGGCTGCGGCGAACGGGCTGTTCTTGGTGCCGGGGCCCCACTGGATGTGGACGGGGCCCTTGTCGGTTTCAACGGGGGCGACGACTGCGGAATAGGTTCCCTCTGGGAGCATGGTGATCCTCTCTTTCGATCGTTGATGTGTCTACTGCTGTGATTCGTTGGTGACCGCCGGCCGGTCCTTCAGCTTCGCGAGGATTCGCGAGAGCGCGGCCGTGTCGTCCTTCGCGCCAGCGACCGCGGCTGCCACCTTGTCGGGGAGCGCTGGGTCGCCGATTCTCTTCACCTCTTCGTCGATCGAGGACTTCAGCGCCGGCACCTCGTTCTCGTATCCGGACTCCACGGCAGCCGCGAGGGGCGCCCACGGGTTCTCGATCTCGATCTCGATTTCCTCAGGAAGCGCCAAGCGGCTCTTGGCGTCGAAGGCTGCCGAGTGCGACAGCATCAGCAGGCGCCGACCCGTCGAGAACCCCTTGGGTCGCCCGTTCTTGTTGCCGAGTTCCTTGGCCGCGTCGTCCTCGTGGCGCACGAACCCGGTCAGGTCGCACCAGCCCTTGAGGAATCCTGCCGCCTTGTCGTGCAGTGCTGGCTGGTAGCGGTCGTAGTCCGGCCCGGTCGGATTCTTGTACGCCTTCACGATCGAGTGAGCGATCAGGACGATGGACATCCCACGGGAGGCTCGGAGGCGGTCCAGGCGCGCGCACAGGGCCCGCCATTCATCCACGGCCATCACGTAGCCCTTGCCGTAGCCGAACGACTCGATTGACGTCAGCGAGCCGTCTTTGCTGCGCGCCGAAGGCTCCGACTCGCGCTCGATGATGTGCTGCCAGAGCATGGCCTCGATGCGGTCGACGGTATCCAACACCAGCGTCTTGAACGGGTGCGGGTTAACGGTCAGGTCATGGATCGCGGACAGAATCTCGCTGTACCGCTGCGGCACATGGCCGCCGGGCTCGTCACGGAACTGGTAGCGAGCGACGTTGAGGCGCCCTGACCCGTCGTCGGCGTCGAGCCAGATGGGTTCCGGAGCTGCCGAAGCGAGCGTGCTCTTTCCGGTTCCCTCGGCCCCATAGAACATGTAGCGCAGTGGCGCGCGCAGGCGCTCCCGCTTGACGGCTCCGAGACGGCTCGGCGGTGACTGTGGTTTTGTCGGTGCTGCTGCTGTCGCTACTGCGGGCATGGTTCCACTCCTCTTTCGTGGGTTGCGGTCGAGCTAGACCACCTCGGCCAGCTCTGCGTGAACGTTCTGAAGGCGGACGAACTTCGTGTCGTCGTCGAGGGACGCGACGCCCGAACACGCATCGATGAAGTCGCACGGGCGGTTGTATAGAAAGCAAGCGTTGGGATTGCGGGGGGCATGCTCCGCGGTCGCGGTAGCGCGGATCTGCAGCGCGGTCTCTTCGACATCGCGCTCGGACTCGGCGATTTCCGATTCGAGGCGCACGACCTCGGCCCTGGCGAAGTACGCGTCCGGGCTCGCGGTAATCAGCGCTCCGAGCCGATCCCGGAACTCGACAACGGTCTCGTCGGCCTCGCGCTGATTCGAGTAGAGCCGACTCGGTTCGGTCTTGGTGGGCTTCGTGTATTTTCTCAGTTCGACAGGTGTCGCCTTGAGAGGTCGCAGCGCCGGACGATCGATCACGTCGTAGAGGCACCCGGTCGGCTCATGTCCGAGCGAGCGCACGCCGCCGAAGTAGATCGAGACCTGCGGATCCATTCTGAGACGCTGCCAGTACGTCGATCCAGCCGTCAGATCTGCCCCCGTCGTCTTGTGCTCGACGAACCAGATTGATCCGTCCGATCGCTTCCGCAGGAGCTTGTCCAGTTTGCCGGCCACGCGGAGGCGCCTGCGACCAGGGATCGCCGTGATGAATTCGACCTCCACTCCGATGACCTCCCAATCGGACATCGCTGACGCCCAGCGTGCGTCGTAGGCGATCATCATCACCTCGGCCTTGGCGAACGCGGCATCGTCGATGGCAGAAGAGGCGGCGCGCGCGACTTCCATGGCTCGCATGGCGGCAGCCAGTGGGAGACCCGGTAGGGGCTGGATATTGGCCGCTCCTGGGCCGTCGCCGTCTTTGAAAACTCCCCACCACGCGTCAAGTCCCGCGTGGAACAGCGTTCCCCACTCCGCTAGCTCGCGGGGCTGGATCGACCGATAGCCGAGGTTGTAAGTCAGGTGGTGCAGGCGCTGGCACGCAGAGAACGCCGCCAGCCGTGATTTCGTAATGACTTGCAAATCGCTCATCGTCACAGCCCCGGCGTCGCGAGTCCGTTGGCCACGAGCAGGTCGTACGCCTGATCAAGCTCGCCGCCGGGCTGGAACCAGTGGCTGTCGTGGTCGGGGTCGCCAGCCAGGATGCCGTGCTGGTACGCCGCGATGTGCGCGAACTCGTGCTGCATGGCCCCGTCGCCGACCAGCCCTGACTGCGATGGCCAGTAGTTCGAGAGAATGGATTCACGATAGAAGTACGTGATGCCCTGGACGCACCAGCCTTCCGCCGTCGTGAAGGCGCGCCCTTCGTGGCAGTCAAGCCCTACCCGGCCATACCAGTACACGTCGGGCGTCTCGGTCAGGCCGTAGAATTGCACCAGCAGGTCACGCGCTTCGATGAAGCGCGGTGGCGGCTCAACGACCTTGGCCATATCCACTGGATCGTGCGGGTCGCCGCAACCACCGGCGAGCGTCATCAGCGCCGCTGCGGCGATTCCGAGCGTCCCGCGGCCCATCAGTTCAGCCCTCCCTTCGCGATGCGACCGACAGAGAGCCGCACGCGCCGCTCGAGCGCGGATGCAAAGTCGGCAGCCCTACAAAAAGCAAGCAGGGCCAAATCGCTCGACTCGCCTTGGCGGCGCCCCCGCTCGCGCGCGACGCGGATGGCGCGGAGGCCGGCGACGGTGAGGGCGGCGACGGGGGTCACGGACGAGCTCCAGGCAAAGAAACAGCGCCCCCAGCCGGATTCGAACCGGATTCGCCAGGCCGGGACGTCACTCGGCCCAACAGCCCCAGGCCATCGGAGGCAAATGATGGGCTTCCCCCATCAGCACCGGGATTCACGCCTTCCCCGGATGGCGATCGGCCCGTTGTCGTTCCCTCGGGGCGTGGCGACCGTGTTTGCGGCGCGAGCTTGCTTCGGGGCGAGCGGACTTCCGAATCTGAATGGTTCTCGGTCGGGGCCGACCCGCGGTTGCGCGAAATCGGACCGCGAAGGCCAACGGCAATCAGCTGACGGCACGGGCCGGCGTGGGTGCAGGACATCACGATTCGTCCCCTCCTTTCGCTTCCCGGTCGAGCTTCCGACCCTCGGAGTTCGCGCCCTCGGTCGCGACGACCAGCAGTTCGCGGGCTCCCGAGAGACAGCCCAGCGCGCTCCGCACGTGCATCCCGATCGGATCGGCCGCGGTGATGATCTGCAGGGCTTCCAGGAGCGCACGCTCGGCGTTGTCGATGGCGTCCCGCGCGTCGCCCCGCCTCGCCCACCACTGCGAGAGTTGCTGGCGTGTCATCGTCCCATCTCCTTCGCCGGCACCGCGCCGTAATCGAACCCCAGCAGCGTCGGTCCGTCGTGCCAGTCGACCAGCGACCAGTCCGTCGGGGCCGGTGCGCGAGAGATAGGCGTCACCTCGACGGAGGCGTAGTAACTCGACGGCAACTCGAAGGCCCACTCGGGCAGGGCGGCGATCTGGGCGGCGGTCATCGCCCCGCTCCCTTCCCGACCAGCGCGAGCACCCGCCCCCCGCCCATGCGCTGCCCGACGGCCACGCCGACCCGGGGCGCTCCGGTACGGGCGAGTTGCTCGGCGCCGGCGCAGGCGAAGTGAGCCAGGCGGAGGACGTATGGAATCTGATCGGTCGGCTCCATCGCCTCCCCGCAAACGGCGCAGTGGACCGGAGCGTGATTGAATTCGAATTCCAGGTCCGTGATGAACCGAAGCAGCCGATCCTCTTCGGCGCAGACAGGGCCCATGAAGCGCCCGAGGACAGAGGCGTCCTGAATCTCGACCTCGGCGCAGTCGTGGCTGCCGCGGTGTTGATGGAACACCGCCCAGAGCTTGTCGACCATCAGCCTCTGCTCCCTCGTCATCACGCACCCCTTTCAGCGGCCACGGGCCGCTCCACGACCGTAAGAGCCTCGAAGTCATCCGTCGGCTCCGGCTCCCTCACCGCGTACGCGACGAGGAGCGCGATCAGGGCCGAGACGGACTCCGTCGGATCCTGAGCCACCAGCGGCGCCAGCCGCGGGAGCACGCGGCCGGCCATCAGATGCCGTTCCCTTCGCAGCCAGCCGGGCACGCATCGAATCCCCCAGACGCCGCGACGGCCCCCGTCCCGCGGCACGTCTGGCAGACCTCGCTGACGACCGCGCCCCTGATGTCGACGTAGGTGCAGACGCCCTCGACGTCCATGCGCACGTGCCCCGGGACGGGTTCGTAGATTCGAAGCTCGCGGCCCTTCGTCGCCTGACGGATGGCCTGCTCGACCTCAGAGAGATGAGCGAGGCTGCCGCCAGCACCGTGGACGTAACCCACGAAGCGAACGCCCTTCGCCGTCGTGACCGCGAAGAGCATCACGCCGCCTCCGCGTTGCAGGCGAGGCACAGCGGGAGTCGGAACTCCGCCAGCACTTCAGCGGGCTCGCCGCAGCAGTCGCAGGCCGCGTCCACCAGGAAGCACCGGTCGCACTGGACCATCCCGGTCCCCTCGCAGGAGCGGCAGCGAGTCGCCTCGGGGGCGAACTCGGGGAGAAAGTCCGTATCTTCGAGAGCCATCAACCTCATGCAACCAATCTAGTCGATTGGTTGCCTTTTGGGCAAGCGGAAAATGCAACCAATCGCAACTTTCTTCTAGGGCCGCGAAGCGCCTACTGTTTCCAGGCCGACGAGGGCACGGAATACGGCTTCTTCGCGAGTCTCTCCCGGACGTGATCCGGGGGATTGCGATGGAGGGCGTTCCAGGCTTTTACGGTGCCGAGCTTCTGTCCGAGCGCCTCCGCGATCTCGGTCATGCTCTTCCCGGAGTTCTTCGAGGCGACCGCGAATGGCCCTCCCTCGAACTTCCGTCCGGGCCGCCGTTTTTCTTCCGGATGCATCTTTTCGCCTTGCATTGGTTGCCTGATAGTTGCATCATCGGCGTCCAATGGCAAGCCGGAAGTTTCAAGCTGCGGTGCGCGGAGCAGAGCCTCGACGGTCGCAGCCGCTTGCCGGAGTCGCTTCGCTCGCGCTGACAGCCGGGCGGCTTCCGCCTCGAGCCGATCGGCGAGAGCGCGCATCTCGGCGACCGTCATCGTCTCGGGCGGCTTCTCGATCACGCCTTCACGGTATCGCCTCAGGAAGGAAGCATCAATGATCTATTCCCCCACGGCCCGTCCCATCCGCGTCCTTCGGATCGCCACGCCCGCCGACGTCCGCGCGGCCGGCCAGGACCCGGGCGTCGAGGTCGCGGCTCGCCGGCCGGCTCACGTCACCCTGCTGTGCGAGGACGTCGGGACGGGCGAACGGAGCCTGCACGACGTGGGGCAGCTGGCGCTGTTTCAGCCGAATCCGATGGAGTTGGCCGAGCGGATGAACGAGCTTCTCGGCGGAACGGAGGGCGGGTGATGCTGCGCATTCGCCCGCTGGAGCTCGCCGTCATCGTGTGCGGCGCGTGGGGACTGCTGGCCGGGCCGTTGGACCTGGTGGTCTGGCTGATGGGAGGGAAGTGATGCTTCAGGTTCAGCATGTCTGTGTCGGAAAGACCTGTCGGTGCACAGGTGGGAACGATTGCGATTGCACGCCGCGATCGACGCACGTGCTGGCGACCACATGCGTCCGCTGCCGACGTCCGATGCGGCTGATCGACGTCGACAACGGCGCGACGATACGGGCGCCACGCGCGCGGAGGAAGCCATGAGCGCGCCGAGCAAGGAGGAGATTGCCGAGTTCATCTCTGTCGTCCGCGACTTCAGCGACGGCTCTCTCGCTGCTCACGCCGTCGCGCACCTCGACGACGAAAACGAGCGGCTGCGAGCGGACCGCGACAAGACGCAGAACGAATTTGCGCGCGCAGCAAGGACGTGGACCGCCGAGCGTGACCGCCTCATAGCGGAGCGCGCCGAGTGCTTGGCGCTGCTAGGGCGGGCCGCCGAACTATTCGACGGACTAACCGGACCCGAGGACGAAGACCCCGTGCGCTACTGGATCGGCGAGTACGCCACCCTGGCCGCGAAGCTGCGAGGCCAGCCATGACCGACGACAAGCCCGAGGCGGGGCGGACGTGCGCTGTGTGGTGGTGCGGAGGCGAAGACGACCCTGGTGAGTCGGTCGGAATTAGGTTCCGCTGGCGAAAGGACGGACATCGACGGCGCTGGTTTTGCTCTCAGGACTGCCGCAATAGACACAACGGCGAGCCGTACGGGCCGCAGATTCCGCCCGCATTCCCCCACCTGAACCCGGCCCCGCGCCCCGTCGAGCAATCCAGCGCTGGAGACAGCCTCATCATCCGCGGCGACGGTTCGGGGACGTACGAGTTCTCCGGCGGTCGTAAGGTCGAATACCCGGCGTACCAGCCCCGCCCCGTCGAGCGCTGCTCGTGCGAGGAGGCGACGAGGTACAAGGCGGCGCTGGAGGCCATAGACAGTCGCATCGGCGGATTCATCGGCCACCCAGGTACCACTGAGCGCGACATTTACGACATCGCCCGGCGCGCCTTGGCGCTCGGAGGGGAGGGAACATGACCCCAGAGGAAGAAAAGAACATGCCGCGGGGACAACGCATTGCCGTTCTTAAGGCCGAGATGGAGGCTCGTCTCGCTGCCCTGGAAGGCGGCGATCAGTACAGGTACCACGGCAGCGATATCAAGTGGATCGCGGCGAGGCTGTGGGACCTGGAAAACAACGCGAAGTCTTGGACTGAACGATGAGCTACTGCGAAATCTGCGGGCTCGGAGACCTTGGCAGAGAGGTGCACAACTCGGTCATCCACGCCCTGGCCGACCGAATCGCGAAGCTGGAGGCGCGACTAGACCGAGGCGGCTGGCCAGTGTACGACGCAATTGAGCCGACCGCCGCTTCCGGACCTATCCCGCCGGGGTACAAGTTGGCGCCGGGGTGGGTGCCGATGTTCAGCGGCGCAAAGGAATGCATCCATGCTGGCGCAGACGGCGAATATGACTGCATCTCCTCGCCTCTGTGGGAGACGGAGATGGGTGCCGGGGACAGGGCAGGAGTGGCCTGCGCGGCACACGCCTTCGAGATGAGGGCGCTCGTCAAAGTCGAGCCGCCTGTTACCGAGGGCAGGTGTCGAATTTGCGACTGGCCATATTCCGTGAACGGATGCCACCCGGATGACTGCTCGTACCGGCCGGCGGCTGGAACTCCAGAGGCGAAGCGAATCGAGATGCGACGAGACGTCCTCGGAGCCGACCGACTGCACCCGGTCGAGCCGCCCGCCGAGCAACCTGCGAGCGCGGTTGGTGAGGTGCAGTGGGCGTGCGGGTGCGGTTACACGAACGCCGGTCCTGTCTGCACGAAGTGCGGGAAGCCGCCCGCGCCGTCCCAGGTTCTGTGCAACAACGAAAGCTTCTGCCCCGTCATAACCGACCATCCGTCCGGAGCGTGCCCTGCGCACCGATTCAGCCTCCCCGCGCCGGCCCACGGCGCACCCGCCGAGCCGCTGAGCGCGAGACTGGCCCCGTGGGTGGATGGAAGGTTGTCCGTTGAAACGCTCGACGTGAGATCGCTACACGAGAAGGTCGCCGCCCTCGAAGCGCGGCTCGCCGCCGCCGAACGGGAGCGCTCCCACTTCCGTTCGCTGTGGCTGGCAGTGGACGAGGCGATGAAACAGGCGATTCTGGAGCGCGAAGTGGCGGTCGCTGCCGAGCGCGAACGGTGCTGGGCGTTCATCAAGCCGATGAACCGCCAAGTCATCCTCGATCTGATGGTGAAATATCCGCAGGGGAGCCCGGAGTCTCGCGCGTGTTCTGAACTGTACGCGCTGATGCACACCGCCGAGGAAGCCATCCGCGACGGAAGACAGGCGCCGAAATGAACTCTGCACAGCGAATCGCGGCTGACTTCTGCGAGTGGCTGGCGCTGCTGATACTGCGCATAGGATGCCGCTGGAAGGATCGGATGTTGGCGCGCCGACTGCGCGATCTTGCCGATCAGTACGACAATAGGCCGGCGCCGAAATGAGGTATGCGTCGAATGTGGACGGCAACCACTCAACGATCGGCAAGGCGCTGCGCAGGGTCACTGTAGTCAAGGACATGCGGCAGCATGGGGGCGTCGGGTACGATTTCCTCGCGCGGCACCGTCGCACGGGACAGCCCTTGTTCATCGAAGTGAAGGATCCTGGCAAGCCGCCGTCTAAGCGCGAGCTAACCGACTCCGAAGAGTGGATGCGTCAGCGCTTCCCGGAAAGCTTCATCGTAGTGCTGACCGAGGAAGATGCGCTCCGGGCGGTCGGCGCGCTAGGATAGGAGAGTCATGACCGAAGAGGAACGCATCCGTCTCGTCGCCATGTTGTCGCCGCGGATCCACCTACGCGAACTGACGCTGATGGAGCGCCTCGCCCGCTGGGTCAAAAGTCTATTCGGGCGCTGAGTCCAGCAGCGCGCGCAGTCGTAGCCCAAACTCCCATCGAGACAGGCCCGAGGATTCGCCGCTCGACGACCAGGCCGACGACGGCCGGCGCATGTAGCGCGTCGACTAGCCGCTTACCGCCATCCTGCACGCCGACGAGAACCGACGCCGACCAGTTCGTCCGCGATTCGATGGTGTGCAGCGTGACGACTGACTGATGCGCCTCGGTCTCGGCGTGCTGCTGTACCTGCTGAGACCGCTTCGTGTCGTCGGTGCGAGTTGCCTCGATGCGAGTCTCGCGAACCACCTCCTGCTCGACGTGGGCCGGTACAGCTGGGCAGCCACCAGTCGCAGCGACGGCTGGGAGCCAGCGCGTGAAGACGTGCTCGGTGGTGTCGGTGTCGCGCGTGGCGGTCTCGTGCTTCGCCTCCTCGGCGTGGGCGACGGTGGCGACCGTCGCCTTGGTGGCTGTCGTCGCGTGCGTCTCGTCGCGCACCGTAGGAGGCTGCGCGGTGTAGCGGCCCGCCAGCGCGCCGAGCAGCGCAGCGACGGGAACGAGGCCGAGCCAGCGCGGGCTCATGGCGCCTCGTTCAGGTCGATGAAGCAGAGCAGCTCATCCCGCCGGCGCGTGCGCGCATAGACGCCGTCGCCCTCGGCCGAGCCCCCGGGGTTCGTGTTCCCCTCGATGGTCTCGCAGTCGTGCGTCTCGGTGTTGACCGCGGTGACGAAGCCCGTGTGCTTGTGGCCGTTCAGGATGAAGATGGCGCCAGCCGCCGGGTTCGAGCGTCGCATCGTTGCCGGTGCCTGCTCGTCGAGGGTGAACACCCCCGCCGTCAGCCGGATGGGCACCTGGATGCCGAGCGCGACGCACGCCCGGCGGACCATGGCGCTCACGAAGATGGCGCACCACGGGTCCGCCTTGGCCGGGTCGTGGCCGATCTCGCGGTTGTAGGCGTCGATCTCGGGGCCGCGGTTGCGACCGTGTTCGCGCACGCCCACCTCGGCGGCGGCGAGTTCCAGGACCTTGGCAGCGAGTGGTGTCATGGTGTCACTCCGTACTTCTTGGCCAGCTCGCGGAGCGCGAATCGCGCCTTGCCGATCTTGGCCGTGTGGTTCGCGGCGTCGTCGTTGTAGGTCATGCTGTCGAACAGCGTCGAGGCGGCGACCAGCAGCGTGCGCAGGTCAGCCCGGACGTCGATGATCTCGTCGGACAGCCCGGGAGGATGGCCCGGCTTGGTCGGAGCCTCGTGCACGTCGAAAGGCGCCTCAAGCTCGCGATCCGCCGGAATGAGAGCGTCGCCGTCGAGGATGTCTTCCGGTGAGGTGTCACCCACCGCGCGCCTCGGCGGTCAGGTGGTCCGCGCATGCCATCATCCCCTCAGCCAGGTCGCGAATCTGGATGGCGAGCGCGCCGATCTCAGCCGCTCGACGGTCGCTTGCAACCGTGTCGATGAGTCGCGCAGCCTCTCCGAGAGCAGTCGCGCAGCGTGCCGCGTGTAGGGCCGCGTTTGCGAGTGCTCGTCGGTGGCTGCTCGCCCGTCCACGCCACACACGGTCCCAGAAACCGCCAGTCCGATCGATGGGGTATTCCTCATTCGCCACGTCGTCCCTTTCGCTTCGGGGGCTGGTACACCGGCACGCTGTCGAATTTCTCGTCTACGTACTTGCGCATCGAGTCCTCAACCTTCGCTGCGGCGGAGGCCGACGAAGACTCGATCTTGGCGATAAGCTCGGCCTTGTCCTTAGCGGCACTCTCGACCGTCACTCCGCCCCAATGCGATGAGACGTACCCGGCGGCGCTCGATGCCAACGCCATAACGGCACCGATGACGGTCGCCTTCCACGTCGTGCTCTTATTATCGTCTGTCATCGTCATCCCAGACTCTGCTGGATGTCCAGCGTGTCGTAATCCTTCGACGGAAAGTGATAGATGGTCCCACCAGGGCTGACCGCTTTCCATTCGACGTTGTAGCTCGCAATCGTGTCAACGTCGGTCGAGATTGGAGGATAAGAGACGCGCCCGTTGACGGCATCGGTGATAGACACTGAAGCATTCGATATCTTCACCGTTCCGGTCGCCCTATCGACGACGTTCACCGTCACCGTGTAGCCGGTGAGATTGACGGCCACGCCGTTCGACTTCAACGTCGCTGTGATCGGGTAGGTGTCGGTGCGTTTGCGATTTTTCATGTGTCTGACTCGACGCTCAAGGAAACCTCGTCAACCGTTGCCGATAGAGAGACCGCGTCTACTTCTGCGGTCAATGATACCTCGTCGAACACGGCCCAGAGAGGCGGTTTCAGCTTCAATTCAGCCGGCGGAGGCGGTAGCAACGCGGGAAGTCCAATTGCCTCTCGAATCAGGTTGACGATCGACCTGACGAACCGTCGCGGTGGCTGAATCTCTATTATCGGACCCAAACGTGTAGCGGTGGGCAACGGATCTGCTGATTGCGGCGGCTGCGGCTTCCTTGGCGCTTGCCTGATGGGCTGGGAATCAACCCATGGCGCGGTAACCGGAGGCAGCGCATCAGCGATTTGAGCCCGCGTTGGCGCAGCCACGCGACGAATCGTGTCGCCCTGTGCAGCGAACGGTAGCGCGCCAACGATGGGAGGCGCCGGAAGCGGGTTTGCTGCCTCGCCAGGGTTGCGACGCATCGGCGGCGTTTGTGTCTGCTGAGCGTAGACCCACGGGCTCTGCTGCGACGCTGGGAGCGGACTGACACTTTGTGCCTCCTGGCGCCGGACGGGCGCGATTCGCGGAGGTTCGACGAAGACCCACGGACTCTTGAGTGCGGTCGGAAATCCCTGCGCCTGCGTGTCGGATAGCGGTCGTGCCGCCGGCTTTATCGGTGGGCCAGGGGAGTCCGGAACGACGCCAGTCGCGGTCGCTGCTTCGTCGAATGCTGCCGCGAGGGTGATCCACGAGTCGATCGCCGGCCCGGTGTACGTCGCTGCCTGCGTTCCTGTCGCCGTGACCCGCTTGTACTCGAGCCGACAGCCCCCAACGTCCGTCGACCAGTCGGTCCGCGTCGACGTGAACCCGGTGCCAGCCGCCGGGTCGCGGTTGTTGCCGTAGTTCATGCAGGCGCCGACGACCATCGCAGGCTGATTCGCCGTGGTCAGGTTTCCCGACGTGATGGCGTCTGTTCCGGTGCCAACGTTCAGTTGGAACTGACCGGCCGGAGTCCCATCGAGGGCGCTCGCGGTCTTTGCCCCGGTAATCTCTAGGAGCTTGATGCCGCGAAGGCTGCACGAGGCCGCGAATGTGCAGGTGACGGTGTAGGTCCCAGCCGCCATGTTCTCGCGGTGGGCGATTCCGAGTGTCAGCGGGTTGTTTGTGACCTGCCTGTCGATTGTCCATCCCGTCGTCCCGTTGACCGAGTCTGAGAACGAAGAGATGGCGACGTTTGAGGCGTTCGTGGCGACCGCGACCAGGATCGATCCCGAACTGATCGTGATCGACGATGACACGATCGTCGTTGCCGACCCGGACATGCCTCCGGTCGCCGGAGTGCACGTCTCCTGTGCAACGGCAATCGCCATGGCTTACCCGGTCACCGACACGAGCATCCGCTGACGCCGCTCGTACGACTCGATGCGCCCCTCGAACGCCGTGCAGCGCCCGCCAAGCTTCTTCGCGCACGGTACGCACTCACGCGCGAAACAGCGATGGCAAAATCCCACCTCAGCCGCGTCCTTCTCGGGGGTGTAATCCCACCGGTTGCAGTGGCAGCAAGTGAAAGTCTCGCGGGTCACCGAGCGCCCGTCTGGCCCGGTGACCGTTACGTATCCGCGCGCGAGATTCACGGCCTTACTGCATCACCTCGGCGTCCACGTTGACCGTGGTCGCACCGCCCAGCGCGTTCACCAGCCAGCCGAAGCCGTTGGCCGCAGTTGCCGGCGCCACCAGCTCGGCACGCTGCTCGTACGCGGCCCACCGCCAGGTCGAACGCGGGTTGACAGCCACGTCTTTGAACGTGGTGTTCGCCGTGTATGTGGGCTCGGCCGAGTGGTTCGATCCGGCGGTGAACGTCGACGCCGGATCTCCGGAGTCGCCAGGCGCCGGGGTGATCGCCGTCGACGTTCCAGCCGCCGTGTACCGCTTGAGCTGGATCTGGAAGCCCGAGTCGGTAGACACCGTGCCGATGTTCGAGAGCGTGAAGGCCACGAGTCGCGGGCGAACGGCAGCAGTCGCCGTCACGCCCAGGGCCGACTTGGCCGCAGCAGTTTGGGTTCCAACGCAGGTGTAGAGCATCTCAGTCGTCCTTTCCGTAAGCGGTGATTCCGAAGGTCTGCCCAACGTGATTCGGGCAGACGTGACCGGCGGTCAGTTCGTCGTCGCGGTTGCCGCGGGCCACGACCAGCATGAAGGTCCACTTCTCGAGCACGGCCGCGTGGGCGCGCTGCCCGGCGACGTGCTCGTCGGTGACGCCGTTCGGCCCGTACGTGACGGGGAACTCTTTCAGCTCGTCGATCTGCGACGAGCAACCTTGCACTAGACATTTCATGGTTCGGTCTCCTTCCAGGTTGTTTTGCACTACTGATATCCGACAGCGTAGATGTATCCGGTCCGGCTCGCGTCGAACGTGAGGACGACGGCGGTTGGATCGTTCGCGGCATCGGTGTTCATGCAGTAGGCGGACAGTCCGACCATCGTCCCGCCCGTTTGCACGACATCCAGGGTCATCCCCTTTCGGGAGGGAGCAGGTGGAATAGCGAGGAACATGAGCGCAGTTCCCGGGCCTGACGACGCGGCGATGGCCCAGTTATTGGCTCCGGTGATACCTGACGAGCCAGGAGCGGCATTGCTCCCGAACACCTGCTCTTGGTTGTACGACGCCGCCGCCATTCCGGTGAGAGCGACATTGCTCAGGGTACCCGCGTTCCAGTCGACGGTGATGTCGATCCGCTTGTACGCGTTCGCGGCAAACGCGATCGTGATGCTTGCAGCGGTGAATGGGCCGGTCACCGGAAGTACAATCGCAGGAGACGGAGGCCGGATAAGCGACGCCATCAGGTTGCCTCCACATCGAGCGTCAGCGTCCCGCTGCTCGCCGTTCTGGTCGCGGTAAATCTGACCGCGGCGCATTTCAATGGATCGATTAGGAGGTACGCAGAGCCGGCCGATCCGGCTGGCTTTCCGGCGCCGCCAAGGTATGCGACGACAGTCGCGTCAGTCACCGTCGTCCATCTCGCCTCAGTCGGACGCCGAGCATCGTAATTGTTGCTCACCTCGAGACCGATCGTCGCCGTGAGCGTGCTCGTCCAGGTCCATTCCAGGCCGAGCGAGTGCCGCCCCTCGAACGGGAGAATGGCGACCTGGGTAGTCGTCGTTCCGTCGAGGGTCCCGGCGACGATCGGTGTGTACTTGACCGACTGCGCTCGCTGTCCAAGCGTGGTGACGTTGAAAGCTCCCATGATGTATCAGCTCCTTGCCTGCTCGCGCACGGCGGTTTCCATTCGGTCCGAAGGGGTTGGAAGCGATCCGGGAACTCCCGCACCGCCCCCGCCTCCCTGTGCTGGTTTCGCGGGTGACTCTTGTGCCTGGTACGCCTCGGTCGCGGGCTTCTGGAAAAGGACGCCGAGGACGTTCTGAGCCCACGTCTTCCAGGGCGGCTTGGTCTCGATCATGTCCGAGTAGGCGGCGTCGACGAGTGCCGCCCAGACGGTCGGGTAGACGGCCTTCAGCGCCGTCACCTCGTCAGGGTTGAGCATCCCGGACATGAGCAGGTCTCTGGCGCGGTCGAGCGGGTCGAGCATGATGGCCACGAGCCGGTCCAGGTCGTACTGTGCGACGGAAGATAGCGGCAGCGGGTCGCCCCACTCGTCGGTTTTGAGCTTCGGGCCGAACTGCTTGATGTAGTCGATGTGTGGCACGGGCTCGCCTCGAGCCTTCATGGTGTTGCCGGCCGCGATCAGGTGGACCAGATCGACGTGCTTCGGATCCTTCGGCGGCTTCCGCGGGTCGGACTTGAGCCAGTTCTTCGCGCTCATTTGTTCGCCACCGCTTCCTGGTCGTCACCGAAGATCGAATCTTGGAGGTGCTGCTGGAGCGGCCGCCGGTCGTTCATCTGCGTGGCGGCGTCGATCACCGGCTGCGGGATGGACTTCGACGCCATCCGCCCGGCGCCGAACAGCGTCCATTGGCCGAGCTTCGAGGCGGCGGCCTTGTCGGCGACTGGCGCCAGCTTCTTGGCAGCCTCGCCCGCGGCGTAGCCGTACATCGCGCCTGTCGCCATGTCACCACCCGCAAGATGGGCGGCTCCGGCTCCGATCGCCGCTCCCGCGCCGCCGGCTCCGCGCGCGTGAGCGAACTTCGCCACTGCGCCAAGTACTCCTGTCCGTTCCTCGCCGCCTGGTCGCTCCACTTGGAACCGCTGGTCTTTCGTGGCGTTCTTCAGAACGCCGAAGACGTGCAGCTTCTCGTTGTTCGCGTCGAGCCTTGCGACGGTGCCAGGAGGCGAGTGCAAGCCGACGTAGGCGTGCAGCTTGTCCTTGATGCCGTCGCCAAGGGACTGGAGAACTTGCTGAGTGTCCGTCGTCTCGCCAGCGTGCAGCGGGTTCGCTGCGGTCGCCGGTCCGTGCAGGTAGTTCGAGATGAATTCGCGGACCTGAGCCGGTGCGGGATTGTTCCCGAGCCGCTTGAACTGCTCTTCGACGGCGTCGATCTTGGAAAGCTGGGCCTTCGTGCCGGCCTTGAACTGCTCGCGCGCGTGGTCGAAGACCGATTGGATCCCGGGATCGGGGACTCCGCTGCCTCCCGCCTTTGCAGATCCTTCGAGCGCCTTCGTGTAGATGGCGTCGTTGTCGGCCTTAAGTTCTCCGATGCGCGCCCCGGCTACACTTGCCATCTTCTTGGGCTCGCCGATTGCTGCCATGGCCTCTGGCTCGTCCTTGAGGACGGCTGCGAAGCGCGCTCCCTTCTGAACCATCAGCTTCTGCTCGTACGGGCCAGCATTCTTCGCTGCATCGCGCACGATGCGCCGGTCGACGCGCTCCCCGGCGTTGTCTCCGAGTTTTCCGATGGCGTGCCCGGCAACACCGAGCGCCCCTCCAATGCCGGCTCCGATGCCGGAGTCGACCGCGATGTCCTTGCGGCCTTCCTCCGTCGTAGGATCTCCCTTCGAGTACCCGGCCCCGGCGAACGCGCCGCCGGCCGCGCCCCGGGCAAACGCACCGGGAGCCGAGGTCGTCGCGGCGGTCGGTCCCACGGCGCCCATCCCCACGCCCCCGACGACCTGCCCAAGATGCATCGGGCCGGGATGGGTCGCTTCCAAGTCGCTGTTGCGCTGATTGTATTCGCCGAGGCGCTGCGAGAACGTCTTGTCCTCGGTCAGAGGCGACAGTCCCGGATGGCCGCCCCCCGCCGCGTTCCACTTCTCGAACTGCTCGCGCAGGGCCGGCGGTGCCTTCGACAGGAAGGTGTCGACCAACGCCCCGCCCTTCGCTGACCAGCCGGCCGTGAGTCCCTGACCGGTCCCGACGGCCGCCGCGGTCCCGCCGCCGTAGTCCGGGCGGCCGGTGCGCTCACCCACGGGCAACTTCTCGACGTTCTCGCCGACGTTGCTGCCGATCTTGCTTGCCTCGCGAAGGATGTTGTTCCACTCCTCGTCGTCGGCCGGCTTGCCCAGGTTCGGCATCACCGATCCAGGGACGGGAGGGATATCGATTGCACCGGCCATCAGCGCAGGTCCTCGTCGGTGATGTTGAGTTGCTTCATCACGGTCTTTGCCCCCGGGAGATTCGGGTTCGCCTTGAGCTTCTGAATCGTCCTGGCCCGAAGGTCAGCGAGCGGATTCGCGGCCGGCGCCGCGGGCTGCGCGGGCTGAGCCGGAGACGGCGTCGGAATGGACTTCAGACCAGCAACCCCCGGTGACCGCTTTGGCGCCTTCGGCTGGAAGTCGTCGATGCTCTGCGCGTTCGGATCCTCCGGGAGCGCCGCCGAGCTGTTCACGTCCTCGGGCGAATCCTTGGAACCGGGAGCGGCCGTCGGAGATGGGGCCGGACCGACCGGAGGCACAATGTCCCTCGGTCCCGCGTCAGGCATTGGCTGGACACCGGCGGCTCCACGCGACGCCGGTGCCTGTTTGTGACGCTGGCTCGGGTCCGACGCTGCATCGATGTCGTCAAGGTGAACGCCGAGGTTTGCCAAGTAGCCCTTGCGGACGTTCATGACGTCGTCGCGGGCACTCCGAAGCTTTGCCATGTAGTTGTCCCAGGTCTCCTTGCTCGAGAAGGACGACGGCGGGTTCGGGATGGCGTCGAGCAGTTCTTCCTTGCTCGGGATGGCCTGGGACTCGCCACCCTTCGCGATGCCGTAGGCGTTGCGGAACTTGATGACGTCCGCCTTGAACTCGGCCTGCCGGTGGGTATCGGCACCGATCTTCGAGAGCCACTCAGGAAGATCGGGGCCGTTCTTCTCGCCGCCGACGATGAGCTTGTCGACGGTCTGAAGTGCCGCGTTGACCTGCGGGAGCTGCTTGACTGCGGTCCCGTACGCCCGGCCCTCTGTCAGCGTCGAGTCGGAGGGCAGCACCTTCCCCGAGTAGGTGTCGGTGTACCCCTGCGGGGTGGTGCTCTTGCTCTTGTCAGCCTTGTTCTCGTTCTCAGTGATCGTGACGTCCTTGCCCTGCTTCACGATCTTCTCGGTCATCCCGTCAACGGCGCGGCCCTGGGCGTCGAGCATCTGCTTCTGCGCGTTCGCGATGGTCGTATTCGCATCGATGTCCGCCTGGGTCTTCCCCTGCGCCTCGAGGTTCGCCTTGCCGATGGCGACGACTCGCTTGAAGGCCATCGCACCGCGCGCATCGACTTCGGCCATGAGCAGCTTCCTGGCCTCCTGCGCATCGTCGAGGCCGGCTTTCGCCATCGCGACGCGGTTGCTCATCATCTTGATCTGCTCGCGCTGCCGGTCCAGGTCGCGGTTGATGATGTCGTCGACGGCAGATGGCCCCTGATCGCGGCCGGTCATCACGGCGATCCGCGCCCGCATAGCATCGGCGGCGCCACTCAGTCCGACCGCAAGCGCCTTCATCACGTTCCCGTACGTGTCGCCGTCGTGGAACAGCGATGGCGTGGGCGCGTTGTCGTACTTGTCGCGAGCCTCCTTGAGCCGCGTCGACCACTGCGAGATTTCGTCCTGCGTCTGGCTGTACGCCTTGGCGCGCTCGGCTTCCTGGCGCGCGAGCTCGTCGGCCTGGGCCTTCTGGTCGGCAGCCTTGGTGTCTGCAACTTCCTTGTCGTGCTCGGACTTCGCAAGAGCATCGTCGATCTGCTGGTTTCTGAGAGTTTCCAGGTCTCCAAACAGCTTCTTCTGCTCCGGGGCGAGCTTCGACGTCGTGATGTCCGGCTCTAGATGAGTCGTCGTCGCCGTGACCTTCTCGGGTAACGGCGGAATCAGGAACGGAGCCTGAGGATATGGCGAGGTGTCATCCATGGTTCGTCAATCGATGATGGGAGAATCGTTTGCGCCGACTGAATTGCCTGCGGCCGGGTAGTACGTGGATACGCCGCCTTGCCCGGGCCCGGTGTAGATGGCGCCAGATGCATTCGGGTAGCTGTTGCCGTTGTTGCCGTTGCCACTGCTGCCGAGTTGCGATAAGAGCTTTCCAAGGTTGGAGATTCCGGTGGCCGTTGCCGCCTGATCCGCCAGGGACTTGGTAAGCGCGAGCTTCGCATCCTCGTAGTTGAATCCCATCTGAGCCAGTAGCACTTGGATCTGGTCATCGCGGAGACCCTGAGACCTGGCGTTGTCGATGATCTGCTGCTGGAGCGCCGCGGACTGGTTCGACATCGCCGCCTTGTTCGCCGCATCTGCCGAGAATTGGGCGGCGCTGGCAGCGAGATTCGCGTTGTTGATGCCTACCGTGGTCCGCGCGCTGAGATCGGCAAGGGAAGCCGTGTTCGCAGCGTTCGCGTTGAACTGGCTCGCGTTCGCCTGAAGGCTGGCGTTCGCGATGTTGGTCTGCGTGACCGCGGACAGGTTAGCCTTCGAGGCGTCAAGGTCCGCCTGGATCTGGGCGATTCTGGCGTTCAAGGCGTTGGCGGCGTTCGACTGTCCAGCCGCGAGCGCCGTGGCCTGGTTCGCCTTGGCGGCGTCCATCTGCGCGTTCAGCGTCGCGATTCGAGACGTCAGCTCATTCGACGCGTTCGCCGTCGAGACGGTGATCGTGTTGCGGATGTTCTCGATCTGGGCCTGCATCGCGGCGGCAAGGTTCGTCTTGCCGGCATCAAGAGCGGCCTGCATGTTCGCGGTCGCCACCTGGACCTGCTTGTTCATGTTGGCGATCGACGTCTGCAACGCGGTCGACTGGTTCGACTTGGCCGCGTCGAGGAGGTTGATGGCGTTCGTCTTCGCGACGTCGACGTCGGCGCCTAGTTGAGCAGCGGCGCGGGTGATGTCGTTCTGATAAAGGCTCGAAGCGAATGTGCCGTACTGCTGGCGTCCGGTGGCCTGCTCCTGGGCGCGGAGAGCGGCCACGTCGGCAGCGCTCGCCGCGTTGGCGGCCATGAGCCCCTGCTGACCGGCTCGAAGCGCGGCGCCAGGGGAACGGCCCTGAAGGGAGCCGGCAGCGGCAAGCTGCTGACGGGCGTTGGTGTCGATCGCCTTCTGCATCAGTTGGACGGCGGCACTTGGCGCGGTACCGTTCGCCGCGCCCTCGGCCATCGCCAGCGCGTTCTGCATCGCCGTCCTGGACTGGTCGGCGTTCGTCGAGTCCATCGTGATGCGGTCGATCTTCTGGGCCGTGACGTCGCCTGGCTTGGTGATGTCCGAGACGCCGATCTGCGGCGCCGTGATCGATCCGGCCTGAATGGTCCCCGGAGCCCCGATGACCGGCGCACTCACCGATCCGGCCGTGATGGTCGTCGGCGTCACCTGCTGGACGGGGCCGATCTGTCCGGCTGAGATCGTCGGTGGCGCGTTGATGGTCGGCGCGGTGTATCCAGAGTACCCGACCGGCGTCGGGGCGGCGATGGTAGGAGCCGTGTAGCCTCCCGCCGTGATCGTCGGCGGCGCGCGGTCACCGGCATTCGCGGCAACGGAATCGGCGAGTTGCTTCTGGAGCGCGGTCAGGTCTGTGGCGGCCGTCGGAAATCCACCGCCGGTGACGCCAGTCCCGCCGGTTCCGGTTCCTCCACCAGATCCAGAACCCGAAGCCCCGCCAGGCTGCGTTCCGTCGCCCTTCAGACCACCGAGCCCGTACGCGGTCGCGGCGCCTCCGAGGATCTTCCCGAAAGAACTGTCGGTGAAGAGATTCTTCCCCGAGTTTGGTCCACCGAAAATCTTGTCGTTCGCGACGCTGTTGTTGAGCCCAGGCGTGCCGACAACGTTCAGGCTGTCGGCTGCATCCTTCACGCTGCGGATGCCGGTCTTCGCGGCATCGGTCCAGCTCGTGATGCCTCCGAAGCCGCCCCGCGCGTTGGCGGCGGCAATGTCCGATGCGCTCGCCGCCGAACCATCAGCCTTCGTGGTCGACGTGTTGCCGTCGGGACCGAAGTTCTGCGTGAGCCCACCTGACGTCAGGCTGCCGTTGCCGCCTGGCTTCGTGGTCATCGTGTCGCCGCTGGCCCAGGTGTAGGTGATCGAGCCGTCTGGGTTCTTGACGACGCTCGCCAGGGTCGTGGGCGCGCCGATGCTCACGCCGTTCGGATCGATCGCCTGCCCGCCGTCGGTGAGCGTGATTCCGTACTGCGGGTCCTGCCAGTTGAAGGCCATCAGCCGTTGCCCCCGATGTCACGGCCTGTGCGGCGGGAAAGGCCACGGCGCTGTCCAGGCTGACCGAAGCGCGGGCCGGGAGCTCGCGGGGGACCGGTCACCGGGTAGGTGAAATCGGTCACCGGCTGGCCCGGGATGTTCGGCGTGGCGGTCGGGTTGTAGGGCTGGCGCATCGGCGGCGCGGGCGCGCGCGGGCGCATCGTGTCCACCACCGGCGCGCCGGGGACGGTCGGGGGCGGGCCGGGCGGCGGGGGAACGGGAGGCGCGCCAAGAGCGTTCGCCGCGACGCCAGGGGTGTATCCGGGCGGATGGTACGGATCGGCGCCTGGCGGGGCCGGTGGAGGCGCCGCAGGAGGCACGGGCGACGCCGAAGGGGCGGGAGGAGGCGTGGGCGGCACGATCGGCCCCTGGTTGACGTACGGCGCTCCCATGCGGCCCTGCGGGTCGAGTTGGTTCCAGTAGCCGCTCTGCCCCATCCATCCGGGCAAGCCCGTCCCGGTGCCCCAGCCGTCAGCGAGCGCCTGGGCGCCCGTGTAGCCGCTCTGGGCGAATCGGGCGGCGACCTCGGCCGGGTTCGATACCGGCGTGGACATCGGCCCTGACGTGAGTTGGCCCATGGACGCGGTGAAGGCGGCGCGCAGGGCGTTGTTCTCGGCGGCGCGCTGTGCCTCTGCGGCCGGGTCAGGTGGGTGACGGATCTTGCTGATCGCAGCCGAAGCAAAGGAGTTTGCAGACGCAGACCCGGGAGTCCCGACGGTCAATGGGCTGTAGTTGTTTCCTCCTGCGGCCACGACTGCGGCCTGAAAGTCGGCCGGCGTCCAGTTCGACGTATCGACCAGTCCGCCGTTGTTAAAGAATTCGTCCGAGTATTGCGCCATGGCATCTTGGAAGCGCGAAGACATGGCCGTCGGCGCCGCCTGCGGGGGCAGCTGAGGAGGCGCGGATGACGCGGCCGGGAGGGACTGCCAGCCGGCGGGAGGGGCGGCCTGGGTGGCGCTTGAGGCCGGTGGCGCGGGCGGGCGGTACCCGGCGCGGCCGCTGGTCACCTCCGGGTCGAACCGGCCGTAGCTGTCCATCCAGCCCTGGAAGGCTCGAGAATCCGTGTCGTAGTCGCCGGTCGCAGAGGGCGGCGGCGGCGCGCGGTACGCGGGTGGCGCTGCCGGCGTGGCAGACACGGGCGGCTGGCGAGAAGTCGGCCCGAGCGGCACAACACGGGGCGTGACCGAACCGTCCGGCGGCGGCACTGGCGGCGGGGGCAAGTTTGTCGTCGTCGGATCAGGAGATCGGACAGGCGGCGCCGTGGTCGGCTGCGACTGCGGCGCTACACGCTGGCCCGGGGTGAATCCTGACGACGTCGCCCGCTTGGGCGTGCCATCGTCGTTGTAGTCGCCGAACGGAGAAAACATCGCCATCAGGTCCACCTTTCGGTTGCCGGGCGCTTCTCCGCGCCGCCTCGAACGCCGACCACGGCACCCCACTGCTCAAGCCGCCACGTGCTGTCAGACGCCGGAAGTTCGATCTGGAGCGAGAACGCCGCACAGTTCTGCCGCCCGTGTCCGGGCCGCGCCTCGGCCTGGATCGGCGTGACCGTGCTCGGTAACGGATTCGCCGGTTCGAACGCCTGAATCGCCGTGTCGCTGTTGTTCTGGAAGATGGTCAGCTTCGGCGCGACGCCCGTGTTCGTGCCGATCTGCGCGCCCGTCACGAAGGCGCGGTAGAGGCGCATCTGCGTCCCGAACTGGCCGGCGCGGATCCAAGCGCTCCGAATCGTCCCGCGATACGCGGTGCCGGCGTCGGTCGTGGAGGTGGCGTTCTCGGCCAGCGCCCCGCTGCCGTTGAACAGCATCTGATTGCCGCCGACGATCGCAGCGAGCGTGTAGTTGTTCAGGCCACCGACCCAGCTGTACCAGATCTTGTGCTTGCGGTCGTAGACGAGCTGGCCGCCTGAGTAGAGAAAACGCACCTCATTCTTCGCGCGCGCGAACACGACGTCCGTTACCGTGATCGGCGTTCGCACCGTCGGCTGACAGAAGAAATCGTCGACCGGAGACCCGATCCAGTTGACGCGGGCGCTGCGGTCAATCGAGAAGATGCCGCGCTCAGAGACAAAGAAGACCTCTTCACCCGTCGAGATGGTCGGCGGACCGACGATGGCACCGACGTCAAGGCCCACGCGCGCAGTCGAATGCAGCGATCCGGAGCCGTTGTCCTCGGGGCCGTCTCCAGCCACAAGGTAGATGGCGTTTCGCTTGAACACGACGAGCTTGTCGTCGAGCTGCGCAAGCCCCGTGATGTTTCCGAACTCGTCATCGAAGTCGATCACGAACTCGTCGACGAACTCCGGTTGATGGCCAGGTCGGAGATGCTTCGAGAACCACAGTTCCGTGCGGAAGTCGGCGTTGACCATCCACATCCTGTCGCCATATGCCGCGAGATATGCCGGGCGCGGTGTGATAGCGGTCTCGAGCTCGACGTAGGTGTAGAGGAAGTCATTTCCGGAGAGCACAATGTCAGTGGCCAGATCGACAGTGGTGACCACGCCGGTCCCGGTGCTCAGGTAGGTGACCGCTACCAGCTGGAACACGCTGCCGTTGCCTGCAGTTCGGAACAGCTTCGCGGCAACCGATCGCGGTTGCGAGGCGCTCTCCAGACACGGCATTGTGCGCGGGTCATAGGTCACGGTCACGGTGTTGTTGGCGCCGGTCAGCGTGATCGATGCCGGCTCGCTGAGCGGTGACCTCCAGATGCGCCCGCGCTGGTCGGCGACTTCCAACATCACAACGTACTGGTACGATGCCAGCAGCGTAAGGCCGCCAGCGCCAACCGACTGCACGAGTGTCGGAGCTCGCGGAAAGAACGGGACGCCATGGATCGGGCATGGCCCGGGCTCGGCAGCGAACAACGCGCCAGATGGAAACCACAACGAACCGGCGCATTCCAGCGGGCGGCCGACCGACAACGTTCCGACGTTTCCGACGGCAGACGATGGGTATTCGATGTGCCAAACGTCCGGCACGTAGATCGGTGAACTCGTCCCCGCAATCTCCGTGGCCGTGGCGCGCCGGTATAGCGCCGTCCAGTACGACCGTGCCGAGTCCCTCACTACGTGAGGCTGCACTTCGCCTCCGAACGGGTCCTCCCATGCATCGAGGGGCAAGATCACCGATTGCGGCTCCTCCTTCGTGGTAACGGCATTCCCGCCCGTGAAGGAGAACGTGTACTCCAGGTACGTCCTCTGTGTTTCCGTCGTCGCGCTTACGCTGATTGCCATGATGACGCGCATGGGATCGGTGCTCGGCTCCCGCCATGCCGACCCTCTCAGCTTCAGATCCGTTCGCGCCGCGCCGCCGATAAATGCCGGCGTCCCAATGGTCGTCGACTTCTTGCACGCCTTCGGGCCGCCGGCCGTCTGGTAAACGACCTGCCACTCCGTCCCGCTCGTGTAGGCGACGCCGGCCATCTGCGTCGAAGCGACCGCCTCGGCCTGCTCGTCGGTAGTCACCGTTCCGGCCGACGTGACTCGCAGGACGCGCGTCGAAGGCGTCGTGTTCGAAACCGCGATGTATCTGACCCCAGAGGCGTCCGGGTCCGACAGGAGAGACAACCAATTGTCACAGGTAACCGCGATGACCAGGTTCGCCGTCGCCGTCGACCCGGTTGATGGGTTGTACTCGATGAACCGAATCTGATTCGCGGCGGTGCGGGCGACGATCGTGACCGTCGATCCCGTGTAGTACATGATGTCGACCCACGACAGGAGGGCATGGCCGCCAGCCCCAGAAATGGTGTCGCTGCGCTGCTGGTTGCCCGCAGAGTCGTAGACCACCGCTCGCGTCGTACCGTCGTTGCACCCCATGACAACGACAAATAGGCTTCCCAGCGAGGCAACGCGCGCGTAGTTCGTGCTGTTCAGGAGCGATACCGCTGGCGCGATCTGCTCCATCGTCGACTTTCGAAAGAACGTCACGAGGTGGGGAAAGGTGAAGGCGTTCTTCACCATCACAGCTGTCGACGTGACGGCGATGTCAAGCGACGACGCCACGCCAACAGAGCGTTGGTAGTTGACCGAGTACCGCGTCCAGTTCGCCGGCCGATCACGCAGGGACGTGCCGTAAGACGACGTCGACGTTCCCGAGTCATAGAACCGCATCACGTCGCCATCCGCGTCGGCCAGGTAAGCAAGGCCTCCATCGGCCTTCGCGCCGACCATTACCGGGCCGGGGTTCATCGTGACCGCGTCGAATCCCTGGCGCGCGCGCCATTCGTCGGCGCGCTCCTGCTTCACGTCGTCGAGGCGCAGGTGCGACCCGGGCTGCACGGACAGCGGGTTCGAGTCGCCGGCCAAGCCATCGGTCAACGGCCATGAAATAGGCGACGGGTTCAGCGCCATGGCACGCCGCCCTTGCCAAGTTGACAGCGACCGAACGCGTAGCGCATTCTTCGCCCACCATGAAGACGGCGATCCTCGCGGCGACAGGGCTGATTCTCGGGTGCGGCGGCATGGCCGGACCGGAATCCACACGTGCAGAGAAGCTGATAATCGGAGCCTGGGTCGCTTCCAGTACGACGCTCCCGTGCTTCGATATCTACGACTTCGCCGAAGGATCCCAGTTCGATCGAGGCGTTGCCTGCGTCCTCCAAGACGGGTCGTACGGGATGGAAAAGCAGGGCGGAACGTACGCGATCGTCGACGACAAGCAGATCCAATACGCGATCTCCGCTGCCACATGCCCACCAGCCGAAGTCACCGAGCGATCCGGAGCGATCGGGTTCTCGGTTACCGATGCCGTGCTCACGCTGATGTACTCGAACGCCGTGGAGACATTCCAGCGACAGGGAGACCCGACTGGCTCCGGAATCATCAAGTTCGGATGCTTCCACGGAGACATCGGGAAATTCACGGCATCCACCTTCGCGCCGTTGTAGAGCGTCCATCACGAGAACTCCCACAGGCGGATGATCCCGTTCCCGCCGAGGCCACCGGTCTTCGCCGTCACGCCAGCACCGGACATCGCGCCACCCCCGCCCGAAGCGTTTGCGATCGCCGCGTTGCCGTCCAAGTCGACGCCGGAGACGTTCGAGATTCCAATCCCCGGTCCGCCCCATTTCGACGCGCCGCCGCTGCCGGAGTAGGCCGCGCCGGTGAAGCTGGTCGTCGACTGTGTCCCAGGTGCGCCGGAGCCATTGACCGTTCCATTGGACGCGATGGCCGGCGCCGAGCCAGGATTGCCTCCGGCCCCTAGGCGCCCACCGCCCGGGCCACCAAATGCCGTGACAGTCGTTGTGCCGTTGCTGAACGTGGAGTTTCCGCCAGCGCCGCCCGCGGCGCCGCCTCCTCCCGACGACCCACCCGCGCCGATGGTGTAGGTCCAGTTCGCGGCCGGGATGACAGGCGTCGCGAAATAGGCGTACCCGCCGGCCGCCCCGCCCTGACCAGAGTCCCCGAGTACCGCTGCTGACCCGCCGCCCTGACCGCCGCCGGCCCAGATCTCGGCGATGGCGAACGCGACGCCAGCTGTTTTGGCGATAGATGTTCCCGATGTCAGGATCTGCGGAGAACGCAGAAGTCGTCCGCCACTTGCAGGAACCGGAGGAGCCGCCCAACTCCCATCGGCGCGGAGGAAGTTCGCCGTCCCGCCGCCGCTTGCTGGAACGATGCCGTCAGTGGTCGCCGTGAACAGCGCCAGAGCCAGGTTGACGCCTGACCAGACCATCCGCTGCCAGCGCCCCGGCTTCGAGCCATTCGGATTGATGACGCTCGAACTGTCGTCGCGGTCGGTTGACGTAGACTTCCAGGCAAAGGCGCCCTGGAGTCCATCGAGCACGGAAACGCCACCCGACAGCATCGCCACGCGCGGGCCGGACTCGCCCGAGTCGTCACCGGGCGTCTGTCGAAGAGCAGCGATGGTCGCCGCCGTGATGGCCTTGAGCCCCGGCAGCTTCGACGGGCTGCGCTTGCCGTCGAGCTCGAGCAGCGCATCATAGTAGTCGACGAGCAGGCTCAACAGGTCGTTCGGATCCTTGACCTGCGCGAGACTGGGCTTCTTCAGGCTCATCGAAGCCACCTCACGCGCGACCGCGTGCGCACATCCTCGATGCCAGGCGGGTCAGCCGAGCGCTGGGAAGCGGCCCACTTCATCGCGCGCCCCTTGGCCGCGCCGAGCTGGGCGGCGACGGCCGAGATGTCCCACTCGTTCTTGGTGAGCATCATGACCGCGGCGTGCAGGACGATGACGTCCTGGAACTGCTCGAGTTCCACGTCGAGGGTGGACGCGGGGAGCGCCAGAACCGGCGCCTGCGGCACGTAGAGCAGCTGGTAGGTCCCCTGGCACCAGTTCGCCGGCTCGATGTAGAGCAGCGAGCCGGCCACGCGGTAGCTGCGCCGGCCTGCGATGCGCCCCTGCCGGAGCGCGTACATCGGCAGGAAATCTTCGTAGGTCGTCCCCGGATCCGACTTCACCGCGCGCACGTTGCGAAAGTCCGCCGGCAGCGCGTTGGTGTTCGCCGTCGGGGCGCTCAGCGTGAACGGCGTCTGAAGCGACACGCGGAAGTCCGGAGCGATGTCCACGACGTCGTTGTAAAGCGTCCGGATCCCGTCGTTGATGAATTCCACAGCCTGCGTCGACGTAACGAACGTGTCGCTCGTCGACGCAGGCTGGTCCGCGATGGCCTCAGCCCTTGCTTGCAGTTGATCACGGCTGATGGACATCGTTGTTGATCAGGCGTCGGACTCGGACTTCTCTTCCTCTGGGGTTTCCGATTTCTCTTCCTCGGCGTAGCAGGCCTCGTGGAAATCGGAGAGGGCCGAGACCACCTCCTCCATATCCACGTCGTCCGGCTTCATTCCGAGCGCCGTCACCAGATCCTCTGCGGCCATCCGCTTCGCCTTGCCCGGATCGGGCGCTGATTCCTCTTCCTCGGCCCCGGCGTCGTCTCCCTTGCGCGCCGAAGCGCGCTTGGTGATGTCCGCCGGGGTGATGATTGCGACCGCCGGCATCAGAAGGTCTTTCCGCGGGCGACCTTGACAGTGATCATCACCGACGTTCCGTCGGGGAGTTCAGCGTCGGCGTACGACGTCTGCGCGAACTGGAGCTTGAAATCTCCGGTCTGCGTCGACGCCGCGAGGTTGACGGTGCGAGTGACGTTGTCTCGACGAACGAAGAAGTCGAGGCCCGTCGTGTTCGCGCCGTAGACCGCGGTATCGGGACCGATCGGGCACGGCTCCACGTTCAGGAGCCGCTCGAAAGCGGTCGGGAGCGTGATCGTGTACCGGCCGGCCGTCGCCGCGGTCTTGACGAGCGTGACTCCACCAGGGAGCCACGAGTTGGTCGTGTCCACCGCCCCGCCCGTGGTGGTGACCAGGCGCATGTGGAACGTGATCTCGTCGACCACGCCCATCACGCCTGCGGCCGGCCGGGGGATTGGATTGGTTGCGGTTGCCATGACTTCAACTCCCTCCCGATCAGAACGTGAGGCAGAAGTTGTGGATGGGGGCGTTGCACCCGAGGTCGGCGTAGTACCCGACGCGGCCCTCGATGCCGTCAGCCGCCGCCAGACGGAGAACGGTGTTCCCGTCGTCATCGAGGAACGTCGGGATCTGCGAGGTGCGAGCGCAGAACAGCTGCAACGACTCCTTGCTGATCCCGTAGATGCGGTTCACGGGGCAGAACGGGTCGCTGAAGATGTCGATGCTGTCGCCGCTCGAGGCCATCAGGTTGATGCCCTTCACGCCGACGCCCGGGATTGGGCTCTGGACGGTGGTGGGCCGGTAGCGCCCCATGGCCAGCTTCGTCAGGTTGCGCCGACGGGTCGGGTTCATGAACACCCAGTCGACCTGGCCGCCGTAGCGGTCCACCTCGGCGAGGCCGTCGATGATGGCGTCCTCTTCCGTCTTGCCGAGCGACGCGATCGACACGCCTCGGAGACGCGAATCCGTGGACCGCGTGTACCCGAAGATGACATCGGACATGTTGAACTGGCCTTCGAAGCCAGTGATTGCCAGCCGCGAAGGAGTCGCCGAGTCCTGCCGATCTCCCTTGCGGAAGATGAAGTCGCCGAGCGCAACGCCGGTGATGGTGTTGATGTTCGCCGACGTGGTCAGCGTGCCGGCGTTGTAGTCGATCGCCGTGATGCGCAGGTCGGTCGTGCCGCCCGTGTTGCGCAGCGTGTTCGAGGCGAGCGACGCGCTGAACTGGATGCGCATGCCGATTTCGAACAGCACCGCGTCCTCAGGGAACGCCAGGACCAGCGTGGTCGAGGCCAGCGTGGTCGAGGCGCCGATGGTCGACATCTCGCCGAAGCCGCTGCGGTAGATCTTAGTCGCGAACGACTGCATCGTCCCGCCCATGATTCCGTCGATCTGAGCGACCATCTTGTCGTAGAGGGCGCCCTCCTTGTCGGACGCGGCGGCCATCAGGCGACCTTCGATGGTCGCCACGCCGTAGTCCTGCTGGTACGTCGAGATCACCGGCTGGACGATGTTGGTGATTTCGTTGCCGCCGTTGGTCTGCGCGGTGGCGAAGTCGGCGGACCCGCCGCCGTTGTTGCCGACCCGCATGGCCCACGTGGGCTGACCGGACCAGCCGACCTTGGGCACCATCGCCGCGGCGGCGCCCTTGGACCATTCGATCTTGCTGACGAACTTGGCGGAATATCGCCGTTTCAGACCGGCGGAGAGATTGGCAATTGTTGCCGCTGGAGCTGCCATGGGAAACCTCCTGGAACGAGCGAACGCAGATGCGGTTCAAGCTCGTTGCCCAGGGGTTTCGCCATGCGGGCAGCTTCGAAATACGGCTCTTGCAGACGATGGTGAATGAAATCGGACGCGCCGTCAATGTGCGCGTTGCGCGAATTACGTGTAGCGCGACAAAGGACCAGTGTGCGCTATACGTTGCTCATTTCGCAATGAGCGTGTAGCGGCTCAAAGCGACGAGCCCCAGCCCTTGTGGCCGGCCTTCTGCATCTCGCGCTTGATGATGGCGTCGCGCTGGGCGCCATCGAGCGGCAGGCCGTCGTCGTCGACCGCTGGCCCGCGCGCGGCGATCCGCTTGCCCACCGGGGCGGCAGGCTTGGCAGGGGACTTGGCGGCAGGCTTGGTGCCCACCGGCGGAGGTACCACCACGGCTGGCTTGGTGGCTGCCTTCGAGCCACGCGCCGGCATCTCGAGGCCCAGGGCTCGGAACTTCGGCGCCTCCTGCTCGCGCACGAGCTCCTCCGCGGTGTCGGCCGCCTTCTTGAGGTATGCGGCGTGCTCGCCAGGCTTGAACCCGTTCTGCTCCCACATCTGCAACGCCGATTCCTTGATGGTGTCGAGCATGCCAGGGACGGCGCGGGATAGTGGGATGTCCAACTCCTGGCTCTCGGTCAGCTCCTTCGCGAACAACTGCGCGTAGGACTCGACTCCGATCGCGTAGCGCACGAAGTCCATCTCGGCGCCCGGCTTGTTGCCGGCGGCGGCCCACTTCTCCGCGGCGCGGGCGTAAATCTTGTCGAAATGCGGCGACAGACCGGCCTGAGCGACGGCGTCCCGGATCATCTGCTGGCCGCGGTACTGGCGCAACTCGGCTTCGACGGCGGCCACGCGGTCATCGGCCTGTGGCTTCGCCGGCGCCGGGCGCACCTCGGGCAGCGTGACCTTGCCGGTCAGGGCCAGCTCAAGCAGCTCTTCCTTGGTCTCGATGCCCAGGAACTTGAGCCGCTCGTTCAGGTCAGCTCCCTTGAGCTTCTCGACCGCGGCGGCGGCCTCCTGCTTCGCCTGGGCGGCCTCCCTCGTTGCCTGGTCGGCCGCCTGGCGTGCGCGCTGCACTTCGTCCACGAGCGTCCGGTTGCGGGCCTGGTACTTCAGTGCGTCGAGCATCTCCCGGCGCTGGGCGGCGCGAGGCTTCTCGGTCGCGGCGGGCGGCTCCGTCTTGTCGGCGTCCGCCTTGGCCTCGCCCGCCTCCTCGCCGCCGGGCGCGGTCGCTTCCTCGTCGTCCCCGGCGTCGTCGGCCTTGTCGACCTTGGCCGGATCGTCGGCGGTGATGTCCTCTGGCTTGGCGGCAGGCTCCTCCTCGATGACGACGTCACCGGCCTTCGAGCCGGCGTCGGTCGGACCGCCAGAGACCACCACGTCGCCCACGTCGATTGCTCCGAACGCGTCGGCCTCGCGCGGCTCGTATTGGATTTCCTTGACCGAGTCGGTGAAGCCCGGGGGCGCGACGGTGAGCTTCTGCTTCGCGGCCGGCGCGGCTGGCCTCACCGTCTCCACGGCGTTCGCCCGGTCGGCCATGACGGCTTGGGCGATGGAATTGGACATGCCGTTTGTCGTCTGCTGCCCGTTGCTCTTGCTCATTCGTCAGATCCTCTCGTGTTCACCGTGACGGTTCCGTTCTGGTGGTCCACGCCCACGACGGTCAGTGTGACTCCGCTCGGCTCACTCGGCGGCTCGACATTGGTCCATGCCCAGCACGGATTGTGAGGCACGCCGTCATAATGGCGCTCGCAGCTTGGTTGGCGGCCTAGGAACTGCGCCCACAGACGCTGGCCGCGCTCGAACCGAGTCGTGTCGATTCCAGCGAACGGCCGATGGGTGAGTGGGCCGCTCACTGCACCATCCCCGGCATCGGCGGGGCGTCTGGGACCGGCGGCATGGGCAGTCCGGGCGGACCGCCGGGCGGCGCCTGTGGCGGCTCACCTGTCGGCGTCGGGCCCGCAGACGTCGGCGGCGCTAGGCCTGGCAACACCGGCGGTTGAGGCTGCGGCCCTCCGCCACCGGGACCACCAGGCGCGGGCGGACCGGGAGGAGGCGCGGCCGGCTGCGGCTTCGTAGCATTCAGCAGCCGCCGCAGCATGTTCATCGCCTCCTCGCTGTACGCGTCGTCGAGGAGCGCCAGGAAGTACCTGGCCCGCGCGTACGTGAACAACGCTTCCTTGTTCATGTACTCGTCGGGAGTCTCGTAGTGCTCATCCTCGAGAATGTCGTCGACCAGCTTCTCTTGCAGCATCTGCTCGGACAGGATGAGGTCGGTGATCGGCGAGATGTCCGGCACGTTCAGCGCGGACATGGCCTGCTCGCGCGTGAGCCAACCCTCCTTGATGAGGTCCGCCGCCTTCTGGAACTGGCCCGAGAGCGACTGACCAAACAGCGACGACGGCAGAACGCGGATCTCGTACTCGCCGGTGAGGTCCTCGAAGATCATCTCCTTCCAAACGCCGCGGGAGATGGCCCGCCACTTCGGTTTCGCCTCGGGGTGCTTCTTGGCGTAGTCGCGCGTGAGCCGCCACCACCACTTTGCCGTCTCGACCCGGTCCGTCTCCCAGTTCTGCGACGGCAGCGCGAGCCGATCGGCCTGAAGCTCGGTGTCCTCTCGGATTGCCACGGCAGCCGTCACGCCAGCGCGCCCCTGCCCTCGCGTCGTGTTCGGCGACAGGCCAATGGTGTCGAGCATCTGCCCTTCCAGTTCCTTGGTGTACTGGTAGGCCTCGGGATGAAGCGCGGGCGGCGTCTCGACGTGGGCCGGGGTATTCACGTACTCGTCGACAGAGACATACGCGTTGTTCAGTCCGGTCGGCGCGTTTTCGCCCTTCTTCGTGTGGATGATCTTGGTCGCGCTCTGGTGATGCGCCTCGCGCAATGTGATCTGCTGCTCGTTGAGCTCGACCTGGGCGGCGCGATTCAGCGAGATGACCGAGTGCCCGGACACGCCGATGTGCTTCTCGTCGAACACGCCCGTCACGAATGGGACGCCGTCATAGTGCCAGTCCTCGTCGGTGTGCAGCTTGTTACCGACGACGATGACGTGCCGTCCGTTCGGGCCGCGCTGGTAGGCGTCGATGATGCGAACCTTTTGCAATGTCGCGCTCACGCCGATCGACCCGGCCATCAGGCTTCCGTTGCTCGACGACTGGCCGGCAAGTTCTTCCGGCTCCACGCCAAGCATCGCGGCGGCCGCCACGGTCGGGATGCGGCGGACGTGGTATCGGCACTCCGGATCTCCCAGCTTGCCGTCTTCCTTGTCCCACAACTGCTCCCACGGCGGGAAGCGAGCCAGCTTCGTGTCGCCGTCCTCGACGTAAACCTTCATCCAGCCGAGGTCGCACGTCAGTTGGTCGCGCATCTTCAGCGACGCTTCTTTCTGGTACCCGACGTGGTCGGCCCAGGCATCAGAGAGCGCCGTCATGTTGCGGCTGGCGCGCTTGGCCTTGCCGTTGCCGCTCGACGGGACGAATTGAGCGCGCGGGCGGAACGAGCAGATGCGGTTGCGCACGGTGCCAACGAGCGAATATGCCTTGTTGAAGATTTGGCCGTTCCCCTCGCGGGCGTCAATGCGGGCGAACACCTCGGATGCGGCGTCGAGGTCGGTCACGCGGTCACCGGTGTACAGCTCGAGGTCGTAGGCCATCCACTCGCGGCGGTTCTTCTCGTCCTGCGACTGTTCGATTTCGTCGATGGTTCGGTTGAGCTTCGCGACGAGGTCATCGGCGTGCAGTTCGCCGTCTTCGCCCTCCTCGGCGTTCACCGCCTCGCACCATCGCGGTCCGCGGCCGTCGCGCTCGACGCGCTTCTCGGGCTGCTCCTTGTCCGTGTCCTCGGCGTCGGAGTTCTCAGTGGGTTCGGTGGTCTCGTCGCTCATCGTCTCGTCTCCGCTTCCCATTCATCGAAGGTGAACCAAGTCTTGATCCCGACTCCGAAGACGTACCCGGCGCGGTCAACGTAGAACCGGCGCGTAGATCTGTCGACCTTGACGACGACGCGCCCCCGGAAGACCGCGCACAGTTCGAGGCCGAGAGGCACGTCACTCATGGCCGAACGATCCTGCTTTCCTCGATCTCCGCGTCGTCCTCGCTCTGCATCGCCCGGACGAACGCCGTCGCCTGCCGAGTCGCCGCGCAGTGGACGCAGTTGCCGTGGGCGTTGGCTCGCGACGGACTGTGGCCGCGAATGTCGGCGGCGGCGCGGATGAGGCGCGACATCAGGTTGACCAACTCGCGCTCGGCAGTGTCCTGGGACTCATCGTCGTTCATTCGTACCCCAGGTTCTGTCGCTCAGCGGCGTCGCGGATGCTCATCCGGCGCCACTCCCAGCAGTTGTCGGACGGCGTTCGAATCCAAACGCGCCGGCGCCAGTTAAAGCGCTCGTCCATAAACGCCTGGCACATGTTCTCACCGAAGATCCCATCCGGACACGACGGGACCGCGCAGGGGAGCCGGTTGCCTGGTTGCCAATACTGTCTGACGTGGTCGCAGGCACGCTCGCGCGCACGTTGTTTTCTGGTCAATTCAGCCGTGACACTCACGAGAACGCCTCCCGTCTCGTCTTGGCCACGCGCGCCCGCATGATCCCGCCCTGTTGCTGCTCGCGCTTCATCCGCTCCATTTCGAGCTCGTACGGCGTCTTGACGACCGGCGGCGGCGCCTGTCCAGGCAGCTCGCGCAGCATGTCCCTCGCGTACCGCCACGGGTACAGCCAGGCGTCGCCTGGGTCAGAATGCGCGGCGTCCGAGGCCAGCTTGCCCGGCTTCTTCCAGCGCAGGCGCGTGGCCTCCTTCACCATGAGCGCGGCCAACTGCGGGTCGACGAAGGTCTTCCCGCTACGCAAATCGTCGTTGAGCTGCTGGATGAACTCGACCTTGCGCGCCTTCTCGGCCATCACCCACTGGATCTCTGGCGCGTCCACGGCGAACGTCTCTATGGTCTTCCGCGTCGCGTGGCCGGCCGGGTCGAATACCACGGGCCCCGGGTACTCGGCCTGCAGCGCGCGGAGACGGGCGAAGAGCTGGTGGTTCGTCTGCTGGCTGGTGGCTTCCATGTGCGTCAGGTGCGAGACGTCTCGAAGCGGTGAGATGCTGATCCGCGAGATGGCGTCGGCGTCGTTCCAGCCGAGGTCCAGCCCGTAGACGTGAGAGAAGGCCTTCCCGTCCCACGGGCGCAGCGCGGGCGGCGGGATGTAGTAGACGAGCGCGTCCGGGTCGACGATCCACTGACCGAGCCATTCGCGCTTGTACGTGATGGATTCTGGCGTGAGGTGGTACCGCTGGCGGGCCTCGGCGAGAGGATCGCGGCCAGCAAAGAACGGGTTCTGCGCGCACGTCCAATGGTGCTGGTTGCTCCAGCCTTCGAGGGCGTGGCAGGCGTCGAAGAACGGCCCGGAAGCGGCGGGGCCAGGCGTCCCGATGAGCACGAGCTGGCCGTTGTAGTCGAGCAGGGTCGGGGCAAGGACATCGGACAGGAAGTAGCTGAACCAGTCGGGGCCAAGGCCGGCCTCGTCAACGATGGCAAGGTCGCACTTGCGCCCACGCGCTCGCTCAACGTCCTTCTGGTTGTAGAAGCCGAAGATTTCGAATCGGCTCTGTCCGCTCGCAAAAGCAAGCTCGGTGACTCTCGGTTCCAGTCCCAGCTTGAACTTGCTGTTGAACTTGAGAAGGTCCTCCCAGACGATTCCAAAGCCCTGTTCGTTGGTTGGGGCGAAGTAGAAGACGTTCGCACCGGGGCGCTTCGCGAAAGCTCGCAGCGTCTTTCCCAACACGCTCGTTGTCTTCCCGGCCCGCCGGCCAGGGTGGGCGGCAATCTGCGGCGAGTCGTCCTCGCACAGCGCGAGCTGCTCGGGGCCGAGGATGCGGCGGAAGCGCTCGTATGCGCTCTTCGGCGACTGGAGGCCGGCGAGTTGGGACGCGAGGCGCCTGTATTCGTCGCTCGGCACACTATCCGGCGGCCTCCTCGTCCGGCTTCTTCAGGCCGACATGCTCGAAACAACGCCTGTAGCGGTCAATCAGAGCGCTCATTTCGTAGACCAGATCTCTCTGTTGGCAGTAATCCCTGCGCCACCGCTCGATCTCTGCATCAGCCGAACCGCGCTCAAGCGCGTGGCCATCCTGGAAGAACTTCTCGAGCGCATGGGCAAGCAGTTCTGTCCTGCTGTCGCCGCTCGGCTGCTGAAACAGCGCCAGTTCGAGATTGCGCGCGTAGGCCACGGTCTCTTCGCGCGGCGCTTGGCTCGTGATGCTTCCCAGGTCGTTCACTCGTCCACCTCCACGCTGCCGGCGCCCGACAGCAAGTCTTCGTCCACGGCCGGCCGCCCGAGCGACAGCCTGTCGACCTGCGCCCGGTCCCGCTTCCACTTCGACAGGTCGACTTCCTCGATCCGCACTGTCGGGATGCCGTGGCACTTCACCCAGCGCCCCCAGCACGCCGTTTCGGCCAGCACCTTGAGCGGCAGGTCCACCCCGGCCGCCTCGAGCAGCCGCAGGCCGATGCCAGCCCCGCGGAACTGCTTCTTGACGTACAGCATGCCAAGCACGTCGAACTGGTCCCACAGCGCGAACCCGAGAATCACGCGCGTCCCCTCGTGTGAGGCCGTGGCCAGCAGCGTCCGGCCGTCGCTGATCATCTCGGCCACACGAGGCCCGAAGATGTGCACCCACTCGGTCCAGCGCACGGGGCGCGTGTAGTCGCGGTGCGGCCAGCGGGTCTTTGCAGTTGCCTCGAACACGAAGGCCGTCTCGCTGCGGAGCTCGGGCGGCTGCACGTCGACAGTGAGTCCCGAGGCCAGCAGGCGCCGTGCCCCCTCGGTGCGCATGTGCTCGACCTGGACGGCGAGGATGGCGTCGCGTTCGGCGGTCGCGCCGGGGCGGCGGACCTTGGCGAAGGAGGCGAGCGTGGGAACGAGGTCCGTCACGCTCATCGGCGCGGCCTCAGGATGGTCAGCAACAGCGCCACGACGCTCGCGAAGAACCCGAGCGCCCATGCGCCGGTGCCGGTCACTTCACCACCTCCGCGGAGGGATTCCGAGAACGGCTGAATTCATTACGCCTACGCTCCATCTCGGACGTTTCGGCCTCCGACGGGCATCGCCAACTCTTACCCTCATCCTCGCTGATCTTTGTGATCGAACCGTTCCGAGTGATCGCCCAGAAGCGACGCGGTAGAACGGAATCGTCGGAGCCGGTCTTCTCGTACAGGATCACGCCGGGCTCCCGAACTCGCGGCGGCAGTAGCCGCACTTGATGACGACGCCCGGGCCGAACACGGCAATATCGTCGCGGAGCTCGCGGTGGTGGCGCCAGTGGGCGAGGACGCGGCTGATGGCGCGGATCATCCGATCCATTCCTCGATGCCGTCCGATGCGTCGGCATCAGGCAGGCTTCGCGTCCTGGCGTACCAGATATCCCAGCCGTCGTTTTCCGATAGCGGCTCCTGCGGCACGTGCACGAACAACTCGGCCAGCGGCTTGTCGAGTTCATCAGTGGTCGGGAGCCGCGAGAACTCGTCCGGCTCGCCGATGCGCGCGCCGCCCGGCAACGATGTCTCCGAGCCCGGCACCGTCGTCGCCAGGAATCCAGAGCGCAACTTGACGATTCGTGGCTTCACGACTTGGCCATCCACGCCCGAATGGCGCGCGCCCACGGAAACGCTTGCACGCCTCCGATGCTGTCCTGGACGAACACCGTATTGCCGACGAGCGTGATCGCGTCGCAAATCGCGTCTCCAGTCGCGCCCATCGGGCTGCCGACTTTGTACGCTTCGGTCGTCCCGTCCGGAACAAGCCCGTACGCAGGAAACACGACGGCAAAGAACTTGGTCACGGGGTCGCCCCCGCCGTGTCGCCCGATGAGGGTCGCCTTAACGTAAATGGCGCCAGGCGAGCCGTTGTCCTTCAGGCGCACCTGGAAGCCAGGTCTACCGTCGGGCGCAATGTCATCGCGCACACGCCAAATGTCGCGCATCGGCTGCACGAGACTCCGCAGCGCCTCGTATTCATCCGCGGACAACTCGACCACCTCGCGCGGAATGCTCACTGGGCCGCCTCCTGCTGCGCAGACTCAGCCGCCTCGCGCGCTGCCCGCGCCTTCTTCCGCGCCCGGTACCGCGCCCACACGGACCGCGTCTTGTCCCGCGGGCAGTCCGGCTTGCACCCGCGCTTCGGGTTCTGGCCGCAGTCAGCGCAATTCGCCACGGTCAGCCTCGTTGAGGATCTTCCCAATGTTCGCGGTCTCTCCGTCGCTGCACATGACCAAGTAGCCGTCAACGGTCACCATTCGGTGCGGATTGATCCTGAGTAACTCGTCGACGAACAGCGGCGCCTCGGGAGCAATGGCATCAACCTCGGCAAGCGCCAGTAGATACTCACGGTCGATCGCGCCGAGCATCAGCGCTCCTCCCCGAACACGGTCCGCTTCGGCTTCATGCGCTTCTCGGCGTACGCGATCGCAAGTATCTGCGCGCGCGACCGCGGCTTGGCCTTGCCCTTGTTCGCGGCGGTCAGCTCGCGCACGTTGGCTTCGAAGGCGCCGCGGGACTTGCCGGGCTTGAGCGGCATCAGACCACCTTCCCGATGTTCGCGCGCGGGCCGGCCTGAAGCTTGCGGAACTCGCGCACGGCGCCGTCTGCGATACAGAGCGCATTCTCGGCGTCGAAGAAGTTGCCAGCAAAGCGCGCACCGAAGGCCGCGTTCCAGATGGCCTGCTCCTGCTGGGTCAATTCGACCCCGACAGCGGAGGTCACCGAGTCGATGGGCAGCCGCGCCGGACGGCCCTCTCTCTGCGCGGCCTGGAACTCCGCCTGTTCGGCGGCGGTCACCTCCCTATGGGTGCTCGGCGTGGCGTAGGCGGTCACGAACCCGTCGTCATCTGCCATTCAGTCACGCTACGCGCAGATTTGGCACGTGTCAAGGTGACTCGAATGACTTTCTGGCGCTATACGTGGGTCACGACGACCCGCGGTGACAGATTGGCGCTACACGTGAATGCTCGCCCGGCGAGTTCGGGCGGCGACCGCTGGCGAGTAGGTCGACCGGAGGATTCGCGGGTGAACTTTCCTCCGCTTGCGGACATCGCGATCTGGTGTCCGCACTCTCTTGACATCGGCTACTTGAAGCCAGCCGGCGGAGCGTGATGTCCGTTCCGCTCGCCGCATCCTAGACACCAGGCCCTCGCGTGCTCGATGGCCTCGCCACACCACCAGCATGCCGGGCCACCGTCGACGAAACGAGCGACACCGTTACGTGCGACGTGGGCATCTACCTGCCGCCGCTCCCACTCTCGGATCGCCTTCCTTACAGCCTGTGAAGGCGCAGGGGTGGCTTTTGCCTGAGATCTGATCCTCGACAACCTGCTACCTGCGTCTGATTACGGTTGTTCCGGCATGGACGAGCCCCTATCAATCCCTACTGCGCCAGGGGGGCCAGAAGCCACCACCAGCCGCTTTGCGCAGCGCACACGGTACTGAGCCGTGGGTCGAGAGGTTCGTCGCCGGAACAATCCTGCCAAGGTGTCACGGCCGCGCCAACCTGGCAAGACGAACCTGGAGAGCCGACGTCGAAGTGACGGCGTCACGCCGTGACGTGGCGTTGGTCACGGTATCCGAGCAGCACCGTGGGTCATTCCGACTCACCACCAGCATCAGCCACCGCCCTCCGCATCCGCTCGATGACCAACCGCTCGATCTCGTCGTCGCTCTTCCTCGCCGCGGCGCGGGCCTGCTCGAGCTTCAGCACCACATCGGCCATCCGGTCCAGCTTCTCGACCGCCTCGGTGTCGAGCTTGAAGCCGATGTCCACCCCCATCGCCCTGGCCTTCCCGTCACCTAGGCTCGTGGTCTTGTTGAGCTTTTCTAGGGTGCGGCCGGTGTCGACGTCGATGATTCTCAGCATCCGCTCGGTGCATCGCTTCGACAGTTCCGAAATGTCGGTGCTGCTCGTCGTCGTGCGCGTTTCGGGAGCGCCGTCGGTTGAGTCAGCGGTGCCGTCCGAGGTCATCGGTCACCACCAGCGTGACTGGATGGCACTGGCTCTGTCAAATTGGCACGCACCTTCACGGCCGCCCCGCAATCTCCCAGCACACCTCGCGGCACTTCCCGAGATGGCCTGGCCGCAGGTTGCAGGTGGCGACGGTCGTGCCGTCGGCGGTCTTGATGGGGGCGCTGCAGATTGGTTCGGGCGTCACGGACGTTCGACTCCGAGCGACGGGTCAATGTGCGTGCGCTCCGAGTTGCGCCACTTCTCGACCCGCTTGCGCAAGTCGTCCACCTCTCCCGCGCCGATGCGGTCAGCGGCCGTTCCGTTCATGATGTCGTGAACTGCGTCGGTCAGCGCGACCCAGCATGGCGAACGCGTCTCGTACTGGTCGGCCCTGTCGGTCAGGTACGCTGCGATCTGCCACGGCTTGAACGACTTCATCGCTGGTATCTCCCTAAATTGAACACGAACGGCCCGATTCGAAGCCGTCGCTGAAACATTCGCGGATGGCTGCCGCTGATCTCGACTCCCCAGATAGCAAAAATACTCATCGTTTCCTCCTATCGCGTTGCCATCTGCCGTCGGCGCCGCGTACCCACGGACCGAACTCGCGGGCCAGGGCGGATTCTGTGTTGGCCGACATGAAACTGATCAGGTCCTCTCGCTCGTCCTGATCGAGGCCTATGCGCAAGCGCAGGTATGTGATTCCATCGACGGCGCTCCTAATTACCTGTCGCGGGTCCGAGTCGTCGGCATGTGCTGCACGCAACGACGACGCGATTCGCTGGATGTCACGCGCGAATCTGTCGACTCCAGCCGCCTGCCGCGGGTCCGACTCAGCCGGGTAGACCCGCGCCGGCTTCGTGCGCTTGGCCTTCACGGCTCGTCTCCTCCATCCCAGCAAGTCTCGACCATTGGGATGAGCTCGAACACGCAGTAGCCGTCCGGTACGAACTCGCCCTTCTCGACGTATCCGATCCTGAACGGACCAGCCACGGAGCCGGTGTAATCGAGGACGACCGGACGACAGATGCCCGTCGCTGCGCGGAACCGTGCCTCCGCGTTTTGAGACGCGACGAATTCTCTCAGGACGACCAGGTCTCCCTGATGGTAGTCGCGGTCGTTCTTGCGCACCTCGAAGCGCTTCCGTCCGTCCCTGACGTGCATGAACGGCAACGGCGCCGACTTCAGATCGTGGATCTTCATTGCTCGACCATCTCCCGTCTCCGCGACACCGTCGTCTCGTCGGCCGCGGTGTCGTCGTCGATGAGCGCGTAGAGGCGGCGCTCGGGAATTGCGTCAGCGGTGCATATCCAAGCGCCACTGGCATCGTCCCAGTCGAACCTCCTTGGCTCGCCGTTCCTGCCGCCGCCGCAAGAAGTACAGTACGTTACACTCGGCCTAATGCCGGTAAGTATTACCCGCGCTCGCTTCCCGGAAACCGCATTCGGCCGCAACTCGACGCACATCCCGGCCCGCAACTCATCTACGCTCGTCACCAGCTTCCACGGGTCGCGGCTCATGGCTGGCCCTCCTCGGTCGGCTCTCTTCTGCCGCACGAAACGCAGATTTTCGTAGAACTACCGGTCAATTCACCGCACGCGCGGCAATTCGTGACCGCCTCACCCGCCAGCCCGTCGAGCGCCAGGCGTTCGAGTAGCACGCTCAAAGCGTGCAGGTCCTGGGTGGTGATCTTGATCGTCCCGTCGTGGAACGGCGGATCGTGCCAGCACTTCGTTTCGTTCCACCTGTCGGCTAGCGGCCGCAACCGGCGAAGTGCGTCCGCGGCGGTCACGACTTGGCCTCCGCGTTCAGCGTGCGGATTCGTTCGGCGATGGCCTTACGCTCCTCAAGTACCGGTCGCCGCTCTGCGTACTGCTTCATCGCCTCTTGCGCCGCAATCTCGTACGCCTCTTCCCGCGCGCGACGGGCGACCAGTCCGAGCTCATTAAGCGCGCCCTCGTCTGTGCACCACTTGCAATTCAATTCGTTGCACAGAATCGCGCTGTGCCCCAGCAACTCCAGCGCCGTCTTGAGCTTCATTTCGTCCTCCCTTTCTTCGGCGCGTGAGTCGCGGCGTCGATGGCGACCACTCGGTCGGCGACCTCTTGACCAGCGATCACATGTCCGTGACGTCGCAAGTACGCGACCGTGTCCGACAGCAACTGCAGATGCGGCGCGATCAGCCGTCGAATCCGCCGCCGCTCGCGTGCTTCGCCGGCGTCCGCGACCTTACGCAACGCCAGCAGTTCATCGATCACGCGCGCGAGTGGTCGGTTGTTCTCGCGCTCGAATTCAGCCATCACCGAGTAAGAGGCAAGCGCCACCCCGCGCAGCTTCGCAAGGTCCTCATCCGTCACGCGCGTCATGCCGCCTCCTGTTGCTGCCTGAGCCTCGCGAGCCGCGCCACCCACGTCTCTGGCGGCCCCGGTCGCCGGTATTCCCTGTGCGTCGGGCGGCGCGCGCCTGGCGATGTCGGCACGAAGTCCACTGTCGGCGTCACGTACCCGGGGGCAGCCTGCTCGGCGGTCACGCAGTCGTCGCAGGGCCAGGCGGCATCCCGCCCGTTCGGCTTGACGGCCCAGCCGGCCCCGCGGCGGTCCGACTGGTGACGAGCGCACAGCCAGCGGTAGGTGGTGATCCCGCCGTTCGAGATTTCGAAGACCGGCGTCACTCGGCCGCCTTCCCCCTCATGCTCGGGCCGGCGAAGCTATGCCATCGCCCAGCCTCGCGGATGCGGTCTCGGATTCGGATGCCGTATCGCTCCGTGAAGTCCTCGAGGGACAGGTTCGTCGTGATGACCGTCGGCCGCCGGTTCGCCACCCGATCCGAGATGGTCTCGTCGAGCACAGCAAGGAAGTTGCCCTTCGTGTCGTTGAATTCTTCGCCGAGGTCGTCGATCACCAGCCGGCTCGCCAGCAGAAGGCGGTCCATCTCGCCGCGGTCGTATCGGTCCCAGCGAGACAGCCGCGCCGCCGACACGAAGAGAGGCTGGCGCTGCGCGACCGCCTGCAAGAGCCACCAACTCGCCGCCACCGTCTTTCCCCGCCCGACGTCGCCGGCGAGCACCAGGATCAGGCTGCCGCGCTGGACCTCGAGGAGGGACTTGGTCTGCCTCAGGCCCTGACCCTCGGCGAGCTCGCGGAACACCGCCGGGATGCCCATCGCGTCCTTCGCCGCCGCGATCCGGCGCGCTTCATCGCGGGCCTTTGAGGCGTCCTGCTTCGCGACATGCTCTCTGACCCATGCATCCTGGTCGTTCGATTCTTCGGCCGTACCTATGTGCGTCAAAGTTTCACCTCACCTGTCGTCGTGTGCTTCGAGTCCTCAGCCCGGGCGTGTCCGAACCGTCGATCGCGCGGGGGCCCCGTGGCGCCATTCGCGACGACCTTTGCCTTCGGAGCCCGGAAGCCGTTGAACCCCTCGACGAACCATTTCCACGGGTGCCGCGCCTTCACGCGCCCGGGAGATTCGTCGTCCAGGTACTCGGAAATCATCTCCGGCGCGAGAAGCTGGGCTGCTACCCGCTCGTCGAACGGCAGAGCCTCGAGAACGTCGCCCAACTGGCCGATCGCCTTCGAATCTCCCTCACCTTGCCCGTACGTGAGACGCTGATACTTCCCACTCCATTGCCGAGAGAACCGCGTGAACCAGTCCCACGCCGACCACGTACCACCAGGGATCGCGGGCGCGGGGGGCGCTTTTTCTTCTTCTGCTTTTGCCTCTGCTTCTGCATGGGCGACTTCCGCGACGGTTTGCGACACTTGCGACATATTCGGAATCACGTCATTTTTTCCGACGGCCCGCTTTGCAGCGATCCGTACGCGGTCTGCCTCAAGCTTCTCTTCCCGTGACCGAAGGGCGCGGTACTTGGCATGCATCAGGAGCCGCCACCCGCGGTCGATTACCTCAATCCGACGACCCTCGAATTCTTTGCTCCCAGAGTCGGGGTCCGGCGCGAGGAAGATCGCGATCGCCTTGCGGGTCGCCTCAAGAGAGACCCCGGCCATCTTGGCGAGGCCCGGGATCGTACCGATGACGTTTCCGCGCTCGTCCGCCATCGCCAGCAGGGTCACCCAGACGACCTTGGTGTCGCTGTCGTAGGTCCAGACCGTCGACATGACGATCCCGGAGAAGAGTTTCGTGTAGCCCTCGGCCACCTAGAACAACCTCCCCTGTCTCTCGATCTGGAACGCCGTCGGAAGGCCGAGCGTGGATTGCAGCCGGACCATCGCCTTAGCGTGCATCTCCGCGTCGCGCTCGTAGCCGACGAACGATCGCCCGAGCCTGATGGCGGCAACTCCGGTGGTCCCGCCGCCGGCGAACGGGTCAAGGATCGTTTCGCCGGGATTGGTGAAGTCGCGGATCAGGTCTTCCATCAGCGCGACCGGCTTCTGGGTGGTGTGGATGCGTGCGTCGAGCCCGGAGCGATCGCGGTCGATGGCGGTTGGCACGGAATAGAGGCCCTGCTTTCCGCCGCCGTTCCAGCGCTTCCGTCCCTTTGGGTGGCAGCACACGATCGCCTCCCCCCAGACAGCCGGGCGGTCGCCGGTGAACTGCGGAGCGCCGCCGATTTTGTGCCATGCGCAGGTGCGCAGGTATTCCAGACCGCCGGTCGACGTCAGTGCCCCGCGCCAGAGGTGCGCCGATTCCATGTCGCAGAAGACGAGCACCCACCGGCGGGTGACGCGCGCGAGTTGGTCGGCGACGGCCTCCATCACGTCGGTCGTCAGGCTCTCGAAGCCGAGCTCTCGACGCTCGCTGATCTTGTCCTTGGCGCCGCCTTTGTGCGTGACGGTCAGCCCGCGACGCGACTTCGCGTGGACGTGCTCCGAGTACGGCGGGTCGGTGATCGTAATGTCGACGCTCTTGTCAGCAAGCGACGGGAGCCCGGTGGCCTGGTCGAGGCAATCACCGAGGAATAAGTCGACGCTGGTTGGCGCGTCGCCGGTGGCGATGCGGCCGCTCACGCTGCCCCCCTGATGTTCGCCGCAATGCCGGCGCGGGCGATCAAGGTTTCGAACGCGAACGCCGCTTGTTGCCAGACGACGGCGTTGCCGAGGCATCGCAGACGGTCCACTCGTCGGGGAACCCACCGGGAGACACGCGCGACGCCGTCTTCCCAGCCTAAATCAGCCGCGCCATCCGTCCGACGGTAGGCATTCCAAGCCGACTCAGCAACGCGTGCCAGAAGTTGTGGCAGTGCGTGCAGAGCGTCTGAAGGTTCTCCGGCGTGTTGTTCCTCTGATTTCCGTCGACGTGATGAACGTGCAGGAGCCGAGTCAAGCCGCACGCCTCGCACGCCTTCTTCTTGAACTTGCGCGCCCGCCACAGCAGCGTTCCACGCTTCACGGTCGTCCGGGAGTTTGCACAGGAGAGTGAGCAGAACCTGCGTCTCCGAAATGCCGACAGGTCCTCCAGGCGCCCGTTGAATCTCTTCCTGCTCATGTCGTCGCCGCAGGTCGCGCACGGCTTCGACGAAACGGCCTTTGTCGGCATCCCCATAAGCCAAGAATAGCTTATGGGCTTTCGCTAATCCTCCAGATCGGTCCAACCAAGCGGAAAACCCATCAAGGCTTCGACCCACCTCGGGTTCAACTGCCCAGTGGCTCCCGAGGCGGCGAGCGAGTCCTCCAAATTCCGCTTGCCCTTGTCCAGCCTCCGTTGCGCACTCTCCTGCGACGGCATGCCCCTCTTCGGATCTCCGTCGCGCGCTGTCGGCGTCGGCCATCGTTCCCGGACCACCGCGTCCGTCAGCGACGTCCCGGGATGGGTCTTCGATCCTGGCTTCGCCGCGCTCGCATTGCGCCCGCCGCTCGATCGAGAATCCATGCTCGTAGGCGTCGGCCATAACGCCCTGACCGCGTCCGCCAGATTCATGCTTCCGGCTCCCGTCGCCGCCTTCCGCTGCGCGACGTACTCCGGCGACTTCGCGCCTGCGGATGCGATCTGAGCTGTCGGGGTCGGCCACATCCCCGTCGACGCCATCCGGTCCAGAGAGAGCCGTTCCGGCCCCACGCGCCCCGCCGAGCCGCCACGATTCGACCCGTATGGCGTCGCGCTGGGCGTAGGCAAGGATGAAGATCCGAGCTCGGAGATGGGGCGCCCCGACGTCGGCCGCTCGAAGCACGTCCCATTCCGCATCGAACCCGAGCGAGGCCAGATCCCCGAGAACGCGGTCAAGCCCCCGAACAGTGAGCGCTGCGACGTTCTCCACGAAGACGAGACGGGGTCGAAGCTCGCGAATGATGCGAGCGAACTCGGACCAGAGCCCGGAGCGCTCTCCGTCGATCCCGACTCGCTTCCCGGCGTTGGAGATGTCCTGGCAGGGGAAGCCGCCGCAGATGATGTCGGGGGGGGGGCTTGTCGCATCGATCTCCCTCACGTCCTCGAAACACCTGACGCCGCGCCAGTGCTTCGCGAGCACCGCGCGCGCGTAGCCGTCCGACTCCGCCTGCCAGATCACACGGTGGCCGAAGTGCTCCAGCGCCAGATCGAGGCCGCCGATGCCGATGAACAGAGAGCCGACGGTCACGCTGCTCTCCTCTCGCCCGCCAGCGCCCGGTCGATTACAGCCGTCGGCAGCCGCCAATGTTTCTTCCGAACCGGCCTCGCGATGCCGCCTGCCTCCAGGAGCGAGACAATCTTTTGCCGTCGCATCCTGAACCGCCGGATCGCATCTCCGACGGTCTCGGTATCCAGCCACGCCCTGACCACGTCGTCGACGTCGACCGGGTCAACGAAGTGACGCGGGTACTTCTTTTTCCGCCCAGGCCTCGAGTAGGCCCGCATGATCTTCACGCCGGCCCCATCGAGCATTCGTCGGAGCGTCGCGACGGCGAACCCGGTACGCCTGGCAGCGGCTGTCAGATACTCGAAGCCTTCGGGACAGCCGATGGCGATGTGCAGGTCCTTCGCGCGCAGGAACGTTGCGGTCTTGGTGCGGCCGAGGCGGCGGGCAACGCCGGCCAGGGTGAATAGGCCCCAATCGCTGCGGAGTTTGGCGTCCTCGGCCGGCGTCCAGTGCTTGAATGTGCGGAGTTGGCGCGTGGTCATCGGCTGTCCTCTGCGGAACCATCGTCGAGGCCAAGCCGCGTCAGGTGCTCCATCGCAGCATCTCGGGCCGCTCCGATCGACTCGTATCCGTGACGGTCGCAGTTGTGATCACGGAGCAGGTGGTCAGCAGAATCGGCGAGCCACGACAAGCACTGCTGCACGGTCCACGGCAAGTCGCGCCCGAGCACTTCGTCGCGCACTCGACGCGCGAAATGCTCCAACTGCTCGACGGTCAGTTGGTAGGTGACCTGGCCGACTGGGCGACCAAGCGGCGGCCCGTCTGACGCAATGACCTCGGCCTTCGAATCGAAGTCGGTGCCCAGGATTTCGAGGGCGGTTTTCATCGGCCGCGCCTCCCGCCGTGCGACAGGTACCGGCTTAGCGTCTCGGCAATCCACGCGTCCTGCCAAAGGCGGCGGATTGCAGCCGGCTCTCGGAAGCCGCCACGGTGCGCGGTCAGGTTCTCGTGATGGCGCGAGCACATGGGCACCGCAGTTCGGTCGGGCGCCTTCATCCCGACGCCTGGGTTCTTCCCGGCGTGATGAGCCTCGATGCGGCCCCCGCACGTTCCGAACCTGGCGGCGACACAGGACTGGGTCCTGACCCAATCCAGGTAAGCCACGTCAGCGCCGGCGCGGTCCAGGCGGCGGGGCCGGCGCGCACGCATCCAGCGTTTGCGGCGCAGCGGCTTCGGCGTCTTGGCGCGCGGCTCGGGCTTCGGCTGCGGGTGAATCACGGCGCACCGTCCCCGACGGCGCTCAAGAGCTTCACGCCGGAGTCCTCCATCGTGAGGCGCTCGTACACCGTCATGTTTTCGGAGGTGACGATGTTCGCCAGGAAGGCCTGCTCGAATGTCTCGATTCCCGTCTCGACGACCTCCAGCTTCGCCTTCATCGCCAGCAGGAGGCAGCGCCAGCGGCGGCGCTGCTCGGCCGCGAGGGCGTTGTCGACGAGCGACGCGGGCGGCGTGCTCCACTGGTACCGCTGCGTCTTCTTGAGCGTCGCGACGATCTGCTCCTTGGTCGGGAGCGGTAGAACGAACCGCACCAAGCGTCCGTGGGCGACGAACGAGATCGCCGCCTTCATGTCGTCCAACCATCCCGAAGCGAATTGGGTCGCTCCGTACTTCTCGACGAGCGTCTCGATCTCGCCGCGCGTGCGTCCGACGGGCACCGACGTCCCCTCCGCGAATGCCATCAGCGGATGCCTCCGAGGACCGCGACGGCCGTCAGCGCCGCCATCACGACCAGCAGGTTCAGCCAGGGGACGGGCGGCAGCGGGTCGCGCGTCATGCGGCCACCTCAGATTTCTTGGCGCCCCAGAGGATCCGATCCACACGGGCCTCGAGCAGTTGGTCGGCCGCGAGGCGACGCTCGAAAGCCTCCTCCTGCTGGATGATCGTCGAGCGGTCGCGACCAAGCGCCAGGCCGATGGCCTTGTGGTGGTAGCCCTTCCAGATCAGGACGTGGGCCACCAGCGCCCGCAGGTCCGTGAGGTTGCGGTCCCGGCTCCGACCTGAAGTGATCTCGCGCACCGCCTCGCGCCATCCCTCCGAGACTTGGCAGCGGACGATCGCCTCGACGAGGGCCGGCAGCTCAGGCGGGACGGCGACGATGGGGCGGCCCTTCGAGCTGCGGCCGATGCTCTCCATGGCGAGCCGGAAGGCGTCGCCCTTGAGCTCGCCGGATGCGACCAGGCGCTCGTAGTGTTCGGCGGCGCTCGCCAGTGCGACCTGGTGGCGCTTCAGGGCGGAGGCGCTCATTTGGAGGCCTCGCCGAAGAAGATGCTCTCTCCGCAGAACGGGCAGCGGTTGAAGAGAATCGCCCGGCCCTTCGGCTTCATGCCTTCCCGGGCGGCGACGCCCAGCGTCTTGAACTTCCCCGTCTTGAAGTCCAGGGCGTCGTACTGGAACACGCCACGGGTGTCGGCCGCGTTCAGGATCGCCTCAAGGGCGCCGCACCACCTCGTCTTCCCTCCCCTGGGCGGCTTGCAGGGGTAGCGCAGTCGCGGCTTTCCGACGGCGGCAGGCATCGACTTGGTCGGATCGATGGCGGCCATCAGGCGGCCCTCCGGCGAGGAGCCCGGGCCTGCAGCGCAAGCTCGACCAGCCGACGCCCGACCTGGCAGAACTTCGTGTAGGGCTGCCCGGCGCGGGCCATGGCGACGCAGCGCTGGCAGATGCGCTCGTGGTCCCGTAGCGCCAGGGCGGGCGAGGTGACGCGCGTCATGGGCGCACCGCCTGTGATGCCCACTCGGCCCAGCGCCTAACGCGCGCTTCTCGCCGCTCCTCCCTGGATCCTCTGTAGACCAGGGCCCGACGGGTGTTTTCCTTGGCCGTTACCGGCTCAAGATGGTCAGGGCGAACGCAGCATGGGTTGCGACAAAGATGGTCGAGCTGTAACCCATCCGGAATCTCTCCGACGAGGAGCCGATAGGAAAACCGGTGAGCGCCAATCCGCCACTCGCCGGCATTGAACATGCCGTATCCGTTGGACTTAGTGCCTGTCCACGGCCAGCAGCGCCCTAGCGTCGGATGAACCGGTCCAGTCTCACGATCGACCTTCGACCAGAACAGATCCGAGGAGCGGGTGTTTACCCCAAAAACATCCACAGGTCACCTCCAAAAAAAGAGAACCGCCCCTAAGGCACAGTCACCGAGTCCGTCCACGCCTGCGACCCGCACAGGTTTGCCGTCCAATGCAGAGAGGCGGTGGACGTGGACGGGCTCGGGAACTTCATTGGACGGCAACATCCAAAAACCACGAAACTGAAACAGAGTCCAGATATTTCGTTACGAAAATGATACCCACAGCACGCGCAGGTAACCTACATTCCGCGAAACTGGCGCCGTTACGACACTTTCCGCGATGCGTCCACAGATCGCCAACACCCGATTGACAAATCGAATTGGAGTGCTTTGTGATCCGCCGCTCATGGCTTCTTGGCGCGCGTCCGCGTTCCATGGCGCCCCGCCGGCGCCGGGTTGAGACCGTGGCGCCGCATGTGCTCGGAGCGCGTCAGATGGGAGGCCTCGAGGTACCCGTCCAACGCGGCGAGCTCCGCCGGCGACAGGTACACGGCCAGGTGGTATCGGCTCTCGCGTGTCCGGCCGTTGTGGTTGGCTGCGGCTGGCATCGTGTCATTCCTCCGTGCGATCGGCCGCGGTCACTCGGGGCAATACCCAGCGAGATGCGCCGCGCTCGCCTTGAACTGCGGCGGAAGGCCTTCGCGACCTTCTTGGATCGCGGTGAAACGCTCGCAGAGCGCCAGCATGGCGAGATGGACCCTGGAGCCGCGCTCGATCGTCGTCAGGCCTTCGGTGATGTTGATCGCGCCTTGTGCGATGCCAGCCATGATGTCGAGCCACGGCATTTCGTGAGCCGTCGTCTCGGCGCGCGCGATGCGCATCATCTCGGAATCTGCCGGATAGGTGAACCTGGTCGTCATTGGTCGTCTCCTCGTTTCGTGGGTTGGTCAGCCGTCGATTTCCCAGGCAGCGTCAGCGTAACCGGGGAGGTTGTTGATTGCGACGTTGCGCAGTTTGTCGATCCAGCGCTTCGCCTGGCTCGTCTCCCAGCCGGGGTGCTCGCAGGACTGGTACTCGTAGCAGTTGGCCGCCTTGATGGCCTCCACGGCGGACAGCGCGCGGGCCGGACGGCTGAACGTATACGCCTCAGGGTCGGGCGTAGAAATCGGTCCGGGCAGGTCGGCCGAATCTTGGTAGCGGTAGGCGACGCTGGCGATGTTCTCGCGCATGAGCATCGCACCGGCCGCGGTTTGCTCGTCGAACTGAGTAAGGAAACCACCCTTGCCAGTGGCGTAGGCGACCAAGGCGTTGATGTGCGAGGCGGGAAGGATGAAAGCTGACATGGGCGGCTCCTTGGTTCCGATGTTGTGGTTAGGCGATTCTGGTAACGGTGCCGTCGATGTCGCGATACCAGCCGCCTTCGTGGCCGAGCAGGTACGAGGCGGACACGGACATCGAGAGATCCCCGGGCTGTGACACGCGATAGGAGTCCGAACGCTCGTCATACCCCACCACGGTCCATCCCAGGACAGACTGCCGGTGCATGTAGAAGGTGTCGCCCGTCTTGATTTGCGTCGTCGTCATGAGAGAGACATTACCACGGTGATTATCACGCGCAAGATGGAATCGGAATGGGTGTGTCGATTTGTGCATCCGCGTTATTTCGCACCGGCAGCGGCGATCCGGCCGTCCAGGTCCGGGCCGCTGGACTTCGCCCTCTGCGGTCCCTTCCGCTTCGCCATGGCTACCTCGAGCAGTGCGTGCGCAGCATCGACGTCTCGGCTTTCGACGCGCACGTACCGCTCGGTTGATTGAAGAGATGCGTGACCAAGAATCTGCTGTACTGCCGGCAAGGATGCGCCGAGGCGGAACAGCCTCGAGGCCGTGGTCGCCCTGGTGTCGTGAAATCGGACCGAGTCGTCAGCTCCGGCAGGCTTGAGCTCGGCGCCATCGGCGGCCGCCCGCCACGCCTCCCACACCCACGACTTGGACAGCGGCTGGCCCGTCCTGGGGCTCGTGAACACGTACGGTGACCCGGGCACCTTGGGAAGGGCGATGAGGGCCTCCAGCGCGCGCGTGGTCAGCCTGCCGGTACGTGCTCGCTTGGTCTTCGCCCGCGCCGCCGGGATAGCGAGCGTGCGCGCCTTCTCGTCGACGTCCGACCACTCCAGAAGGCGGATCTCGTCCCGCCGCATGCCCGAGTCGATCGCCACCAGGAAGAAGGCCTTCATGCGCTCGTCGAAACGCTCGAGCAGCGACGCCTCACCCTCGGCGCTGATCTCCGTCTCGCGCTTCGGCTTCGTTCGCGGCAGCTTGATCCGGGCGATTGGGTTCACCGATAGCCGCCCCGAATCTACAGCCCAGGTCAGGCAGGACCGGAGGCGGCTGATTTGGATTCGCATCGTCGACCCCTGGTAGCGCGCCCGCGATTCCGGATCGTCTCGCCAGTCCTCGACGTGGGAGACCTTGAGCTTCGCCGCCTGGACGTCACCGACGCGGTTTATGAGGTGCTTCATGTGCGAGCGCATCTGCCGCACCCAGAGCACTTCGGGCAACGTCTCGACGTAGCGGTCCCAAAGCTCGCGTACCGTGACCGTGCTCGCTTCTGGGCAATCGCAATCGGCATCTAGCAGCGCCTGGAGGTGCGCGATCGTCGCTTCGATCTGACGTCGCGCCTCTGGTGTCATTCTGACCCCACATGGCGATACATAATC